GGGGCTTTCTGGGGGCGGGTGACGAAGGCGCGCATCGCAGCCCAGCTGCCGAAGATCCGGCACTGGCAGCTCATCGAGGGCACGTACGATCAGGCGCCTGACGTTGAAGCAACGTGGTTCATCGATCCACCGTACGAGGTGGCGGGTAACCACCAGTATGGCCCGCGCTGCCAAGCGAAGGATCTAGACTTCAGCGCGCTGGGCGCGTGGTGCCAACAGCGCCGCGGGCAAGTCATGGTCTGTGAGAACGTGGGCGCGAGCTGGCTGCCGTTCCGCCCGTTCGTGGGGATGACCGGCAGCCACAAAGCGTCCGTTGAAGCCATCTGGACGAACGATGCCGCGGCCTAAGACCTTCGAGCGCTGGGAGGGCGCGCTCACGCAGCGCGAAGCCCACATCGAGGAGATCATCACGAAGATGCAAAGCGGCGCGTGGCTCACCGGCGTGAGCGACCGCACGCTGGCCAAAGAGTGGAACCTGGATCCCGCCACGGTGCGGCACTACGCCGCGGAGGCCAGCCGCGCCATCCGCCGCCGGCTGCGGGATACGCCCGAAGCGAAGGAAGAAGCGCGCGCCCAGGTGCTGCAGCTGTTCGAAGTGATCCGGGCGAAGGCCATGGCCAACGGCGACAGCTCGAGCCTGCGCGTGGCGCTCGAGGCCACGCGGCTCTACGGGTATTACCTGGGGCTCGAGCCTGCCAAGCGCCTGGACGTGACCGAGCGCGGGGATGACTTCTTTGCCGGATGGACCACCGAGGAGAAGCTGGCCTTCAGCCGCGATGGCGTGCAGCCCACGGGGCGGGCAAAGCGCGCGCTCCGTAGTATCATCACCACGGAGGGCAACGGCGTGGATGACGATCCGACCGAGCCCCGGCACTGATGCACGAACGCACGGCTGCACTGATGCACGCATGCACGCATGCACGGCTGCACGAACACACGGAGGCACGGATGTTACGCACGGACTACAGCGATCACCTCGAGGCGCAAGCCCGGCAGTTTGAGCAGCGGGCGTCCATGATCGAAGCCAGCAATCCGCAGGCGGCTGCCAGCGATCGGCGTGAGGCGGAGCGGCTGCGCCGGCAGGCACGTGCGATGCGCAGCAGCAAACAGCTGCGCCCGGGTGTGCGGAGCGCCTGATGCCCTGGCCGCGCGTGACCGTGCCGCGCACCAGCGCTCGGCGTGGCAAGCGGATCAAGGTGCGCTTCGGCTGCCGTCACTGCCGGCGTGACTTCCGCGTGCGCTACCTGGCGATGAAGTATGGCACCACGGGGCGGAAGGTCCGCCGCTGGTATTGCGACTGATGCCGCGCCGCTCCGCTTGCGCTGCCTGGCCACCGTGGCCGAAGATGCGTCCCATGGCGGATGACGCGCGCAGCAACCCGGAGGCGCAGAAGCTGAATGGTGAGCTCACCGAGCTGTGCCAGCAGCTGGTGCAGGCAGCTGAGCGCTACACACGCGAGGGCAGCCGCGAAGCGTTCGATGCGTGGACGGCCGTCAATCACCGCTACGTGGAGAAGCACCGCCGGTGGTGGGCGCTCACCATGCCGGACGTGGACTACGATTCGGTCTTCGGGCGGCACCATGCCGGACGTGGACTACGATTCGGTCTTCGGGCGGTGAGCAGGGAGGCACGCGATGAGCAAGTCACCGAACGCAAGGGCCGTGTCCACGGACGCGCTGGAAACGCTGGGCAAGATCCACGAACGCGAGGAGAAGCGCGACGCGATCCACCTGGCGGTCGAGCCCGTCATCGCGGGTGAGGTGCTGCAGCCCGGGCAGCACATGCGTGACGCCTTCCAGCCCGATGAATTCTGGCCTCGCTACGAGCGCGTCACCGGCAGAACGGTGGGCCCTGACAAGCAATATTCGTTCTTTAGCTGCAGCTGCTGAGCGCTGAGCCTGCGCGTCGGTGCCGGCATGCGGCTGGCGGCTTTTATCCATCCCGACGCGCGGGGCTCAGGCTCAGCAGCAGTAGACGCCCCCGCGGGTGAGGGCGCGTTGCCCCGGCGTGGCTATCTTGCAACGATGACCGACGCACGCACGGACCTGCATGACGCGCAGCTGCGGCTCGCGCACCAGCTGGCGCGTGCTGGCGCCAGCGCCGCTGACATCGTGGCCGAGCTCACACCCAGCATGGAGGACATCCTGCTCCTACTGGTGAGCGATCCCGCGCTGCCCACCGCCGGCTCGGCGCGGGAGCACGCAGCGCAGCTCGAGGTGGCAAACCACCGGCTTGCCCGTGACTACCGCCGCAGCCAGGAGCGCCTGGCGGCTGCCACCAGCGATCAGCTGGCGATGGTGCTCGACATGGATCGGCTGCGCCTGAAGGTGAGCAGCGCGCCGCCGCCGCGGGGGCTGAGCCATGACGCTGACGGCTGAGCACCAGGCCCTCGCGGGCAGGATCGCCAGCAACTGGATGCGCAAGCTGCCGCCGATGGTGAAGGCGGACGCCATCCGACAGGCGGCGCTGCGCGGCGCGTGGGATGCGCTGCGACTGGATCCGGACGCGTCCACCGCGTACCTGCGCCTGCGGATCAACGGTGAGATCATCCAGGAGCTGCGCGATCACGACTGGCATAACCGCGGCCAGCGCCAGCGCGGTGAGCACTACGCCTTCGTCTACTACGAGCATCCCGATGACATGGAGGATGCGCTCGAGCACGCGGGCGCCCAGAGCATCCCGTCACCGGAGGATGCGCTCGAGCGCAAGCGCTGCGTGGAGCGCGCGCTCAGCACGCCGATGACCGCCAAGGACCAGCGCATCCTGCGTGAATACTTCGTCGAGGGCCGCACGATGCGCGCGATTGGTGAAGGGCTGGGCATCAGCGAAGCGCGCGTGAGCCAGCGCACCACTATCGCGATCGAGCGGATGCGGTGTACAGTCATGGCATGAGCCATGGGGATCGGGACAACGCCCGCGCGCTCGGGCAAGACCTGCACCTAGCGCGCATCATCGGTCGCGTGCGGGCGCAGTGCTTAGAGCGCCGCTTCGCCACGTACGTGATGGAGGTCTACGAGCAGGAAGGGCGCGGCAACGGACCCGAAATCGGCGATCCGAACGTCGAGCGCCTCGTCGAAGACCACGTCGGGTTGCCTATTGGCGAATGCTCGAGGTGCGGTAAACGCGCGCCGCTGCGCGATACGCTCATGAGCCCGAAGGGGCTCGGGCACGACCTGATCTGCGCGTGGGGTTGCGACGGCGATATTGCTGCCCAGTTCAGCGACGGCGAGGAGCAGCCCCAGCCGCCGCCCGAGGGCACGCGCACGCATGCGTGGATCGGGCCCGGCGGCATCGTGCGCAACGGGCAATGGGTGAGCGTGGTTTGCGACGTCCCACCGCCGCCGCCCCAGCCCGAGCGCCCCCGCAATACGCTGCCGTACGGGTCGCTGCGATGACCGAGCGCAGCTACACACCCATCTCGGCAGCGCGGCGCTACGGGTGGGAGGATGACGAATGATCCCCGTGCGCTTCTGTGAGGCGTGCCGCTGCGTGGAATCCGAGCCCGTGTGCGCGGACTGCGGGGGAGCCGTAGTGCTGCGCTACCTGGCCGATCCCGAACAGAAGACAGTGCTGCAGAGCCTGGCGGACGCGCCGCGCGACGAGCTGCGGGCGTACCTGCACCGCAATCCCTTGTCGCTACCACGTCGGGTGCGCGACGCCCTTAGGGCCGAGCTCTATCGGCGTGACGTGGCCGAGGCCCGCGGTGCAGCCGAGCGCCTGGGCTGACTTCATCGATGCCCGGCTGCGGCTGGTGCATGAGCTGAGCGCCGAAGGCCACAGCCCCGAAGCCATCGCGCTGCGCATCAGCGTGCCCGACGCGCGTCTGGTGGCGCAGCTACTGGACACGCCCACCGAGCCCGCGATCCCCGGCTGCTCACGGCACCTGGCGTGCATGTGGCGTGACCGCGCGCAGGCGCTAGAGCGTGAGCTGCTCGGCGTGGACGCCCCCGCGGGCGCGCCCGTGATCACGGACATCCGTGAGCTGCAGCCACGCGAGGATGACGAATGACCGACGTCTACGTGTGCCCGCAGTGCAATTCCACGTCGCCCCGCCACCGCTGCCCGGTGGTGCCGCGCACGCCACCGATCAACGCGGGCTGCCCGCACCACGCCGAAGACGCCGTCTGCACCGAGTGCCCGGGGCACACGGCCACCGATGGCTATGGCTTCCCGCACCCGACGGAAGCCAAAGGCCTGCGCCGGCTGCAGCGGTGCAAACACTGCGGTGAGCTGATCGAGCCCCCGCACTGGGTGAACGACATCCGTGGCGCGTGGTTTGGCTGCGTGCCGTGCTTCAAGCGCGCGCAGCAGGTAGCCTCCGAGGGCGATGCCACGCCGAAGCCGTGAGCTCACCGAGGAGGAGATTGACCGCCGCGCGCGCGCGCGGCTGAGCGCGCTCGAGGACCAGGCGGAGCACGACCTGGGCTGTTTCATCGAGCTGCGCACGCCGCAGTACGACGCTCCCGAGCACCTGCGCCCGCTGCTGGACGCGCTGGACCGCAGCATGCGCGAGCCGGTGTTCGCGCTGGTGGAAGCGGCGCCGCGGCACGGCAAGACGGACACCATCCTGCACGGCTGCGCGCGGCGGCTGCGCTACCGCCCCGAAGATCATGTGCAGTACTGCACGTATTCGTCACCGCTGGCGTTCCGCAAGTCACGCAAGACCCGTGAGATAGCCGCGCGCGCAGGCGTGTGGATCGGTGACGAGGAGCGCCGGCGCAACCGCTTCGATGCCGCCAGCGCCGTGAGCTACTGGGAAACCATTCGCGGCGGCAGCTTCACCGCGGGCGGTCTGGCGGGGCAGTTCGTTGGCAGCGGCTCGAACCTGACGGTCTTCGACGATCCGTTCAAGAATCGCGATCAGGCTGAATCACCGGTGTATCAGGAGAAGGTGATGGAGACCTGGAAGGGCTCCCTCGCCAACCGCATCGAGCCGGGTGGCTCAGCGTTCGTGACGCACCAGCCGTGGAACGATCTGGATCCCATCGCGCAGCTGCGCGCGGAGAAGGCGGGCGGTGATGGGCAGGATTGGGAGGTGATCAGCCTGCCCGCGGTGATCGATGCCGTCTACGACCGCGATGACAACCTGATCGGCGGCATGCCGCTATGGCCCGCGCGCTGGACGCTGCGTGAGCTGGCGAAGGTCAAGCGGCGCGTCGGCCCCTACAACTGGTATTCGCAATATACGCTCGACCGCCGGCCGCGTGGCGACCGGCTCTTCCACGATCCCGCACGCTACGTCACGCCCACCGTGAACGGGGCCGTCGTGGTGATCAGCTGCGATCCCGGCATCGAGAAGGACACGAAGCGCGACAGCAGCGGCATCGTGGTGGGCGCGTGCTACCGCAAGCCGAGCCCCTACCACCGCCCCGGCAAGCCGCATTATGAAGTCTGGATTGACGTGCTGCTGGCGGTGGAGCAGTGGCGCGACATCCCCGATCTGGTGGACTACCTCGAGACCCTGCAGACGGACCCAGGCCACTACCCGGGGGCGCCCGTCATCCTTGAGGAGGTCTCGGCCTTCAAGGCCCTGAGCCAGATCGCCAGCCGCGTCAACAGCCGGGCGCGGTTCTACCCGGTGACGCCGAAGGGAAACAAGTTCCTGCGCGCCCAGCCGGCGGCGCTGGCCTGGAATCAAGGGCGGATCCGGGTCCCGCTGGACGAGCCCTGGGCGCTGGATTTCATTCGCGAAGCCCAGCGGTTCACGGGACGTGAGGGCGGGCGGGACAATCGTGTTGACGCGCTGACCCAGCTTTATGACTATTGCGAGCGGCTGCTGGCCGCGTACGCGGAAGCGGTCTCGGGGGGCGAATCGATGATGGCATCGTCGCCCTTCTAGGAAAGGGATCCACATCGATGAGCTTTGCCCGTAAAACGCGCCGCGGCGCGGGCGCACCGCCGCGCCCACCCGCAGGTGACACGAAGACCACGCTGGTGGCGGACCTGCAGCAGAAGACGGAGACGCCCGAGCGGAACGTGATCATCGAGCTGGCCACCGCTGGCCACTATCACGATTTCGACAGCGACCTGCCGGCACCGAAGATGCAGCTCGTGGCCGATCTGATCGAAGCTGGCTATGAGGATCTTGCCGAGAACGTGAAGCGCGGCGCGTATGACAACGAGGCGCCCACGCTCGCGCAGCGCGAACAGATGCGCGATGAGGTGGGGCCCGAGCTGTACGATGCGCTCTTCCGTGAGCCCCGGGGGCGGGCATGAGCGACGGGGATGTGGCGTTCGAATACTGCCCGGACTGCGATGGCTACAAGGGCACCGATGAGCTCGGGCACTGCGCCGCGTGCCACGGCAACCTGACGGTGCTCTTCGTGCCGTTCGATCGCGTGCGTGAGAAGCTGGCGCGCCGCGGCCTGTTCGGATGGGACGTGGTGGAGCGCAAACAATGCTCTGCCGCGCCGGATCTGCTCGAGCCGATCTGCGCTGAGGTGAAGCGGATCGAGCGCAAGGGCGCGCTGCAGGATCGCGTGGAGGTCTTCATCGGTCAGAAGAGCGTGGGCGTGCTGACCGTGCCCTTCGATCTGGGTGACCGCATCGGCCGCGCGCTGTGCACGGGTGACGTGATGCTGGGCACCGCGAAGAAGCTGCTGGCGGAGGAGCCCGATCCAGACGCGCGCGTCGATGAGCTGGCGAAGCAATACGCGGAGGAGCTGCGCAAGGGCATCGCCCGCGCGCGGTTCGCTGCCGAGCTGTGGGGCAAGTCATGATCACCAGCGTTGAATGCTACCGCCGCGGCGGTCACGATGAGGTGTACGTCTTCGTCGACAGCAAGCTGAGCGGGATCCTTCGCGTGGACGAAGGCGAAGGCGATCGGCTCGCTGAGACCATCCGGCAAGGCGCAATGCTCGACCCGCTCGCGGGCACGCTGGATCCCGTGGCCGCCCTCGATGCGTACGAGCGCACGAAGCGCGCAGGGGAGGGCGACTGATGTCTCAGCCAACCGGCACGCTCAAAATCGAGTGGACGGGCACGGTACTCGAGGGTGAGGCGCTCATTCAAGGCGTGCCCATATCCCAGTGGCGAGCGCTATTTGCCGCCCACGGTTACGCGCTGAACGCATCGACCACGCCCACCGCCGTCGAGCAGATCCGCGCGCGCGTGCTCTCGCGCCTGGGCGACCGCGCCTTCTACGACCTGATGCAGCGCTACCGGCACGCGCCGACGGCAGACCAGCCGCTGGTGACCGCGGCCTTCGATGCCGTGCAGCAGTACGTGTATGAAAGCGTCGATGGGGAGGGTGGTGGCACCGTGCCCGCGCCCCCCGTTGTCAGCAGCGCCTTCGCCGCGTTGTACAGCGCTGCAGCGCTGCTGATCTTTCGCGAAGAAGACGAACGCGGCAACACGCCCGATGAGGACTACGAGCTGCTCGAGCGCACGCTCGTGGAGCTCAAACCGCTGTTTGAGGCGCTGGTGCCTGAGGCGCACGGGCTGGCGGCTGACGTGGAGAAGCTGGGCGCCGTCCTGCGTGAGCCGCCGGACTATGTTTTGATGACGGCGCATGAGCTGTGTAAAAACCTGCGCACGCGGGAGGATGGCTGATGCACGGCGAGCGCGACGACGATGAGCCCGTTGCGACGAATTACCAGGTAATCAAAGTCAAGATGGCGGAGCGCAAGCATCATCGCTATCTCGGTGACGGCGTCTATGCATCCTTCGATGGCCATCACGTCTGGTTGCATGTTGGCTCGCACGAGAATCCGCCCGTCGTGGCGCTCGAGCCGAAGGTGCTCTTCGCGCTCGTGAAGTATCAGGACGAGATGCTGACCGCGCTAAAGGATGTTGGCTGGAAGGAGCCCGCCTGATGCCGCACGGCCCTGGCAAATACGATCCCGAGTGCACCTTTGCCCGTGAGATCTGCGGCGCGAAGGGCCTGGTGCTGCTGGTGCACGATGGCCGCAAGGGCCACGGCTTCAGCGTGCAGCTGCCCATCGAGGCCCTCGTCGCGCTGCCCGACACGTTGCGTGAGGTGGCCGATCAGGTGGAGGCGGACCTGATCGCGAAGGGCATGCTGGAGAGGAAGCCATGAGGTGCCGCGATTGGATCAAAGCCCAGACCGCTGCGCTGGCGCGGGCGGGCGGCTGTACGCCGGCCGAAGCCACCGAAGCCGCTGACTTCATGGACCGCCTGGCAGATCGCGAACTGCGCGGTGAGATCACCAGGGACCAGGCTATGGCTGAGCTCGACGCGTTCGCGCGGCAGCTCGAACGAAGGACGAACTGATGGACCTATCAACGAAGGCGGGCGCGCTGCGCTTCGCCGAGCTCAGGCGCGCGGAGATGGTGGGCCGCTGGGAAACCCTCGGGCGCTGGGAGGTGAACGGCTTCAGCTTCGGCGGGTACGTGTTTGCGACGCATGAAGCGGTGATGCCCACCGAGGTGCCCCGTGATCTTAGAGAGCTGAAGTGGCCCACGGGGGCGAAGCTGCCGAAGGTCACCGCGCTGCCCCTTCGGTTGCCACGTGCGGCTCTGCTCATGCTGCGACCGGAAGATGCAACGGCGTTCTTCGCCTTCTGCGTGCAACGCTACACGGAAGCCACCCGCGCTCTGGGCACGCTGATCATGGCCGAGAGCTGGCTGGTGCAGACGGCCGAAGGCGAAGATCCTCACGCGCGTGAACGGATGGCAAAGAACCTCGAGGATGAACCTGACCGCCAGGAGATCCTAATGATGTCCCTCGAGCACAGCGCCGTGGGCCAGCGCGTCTGGCGCGCGCGCATCCACCGCGATCCGGATCGGCTGGATCCGTGGCAGGACGATGGCTCGCCCGTTGAGATGGAGGGCCGCCTCACGGGGCTCGCGGCCACGCGGAACTGACGCATGCCAGCACGATCATCACGACGACGAGCATCAGCGCCCCGGACCACGTTCGTCCTAGACGACGGCCTGCGTGAGCGGTGCGCAGCGCTGCGCCGCTTCGCCGAGCAGCCCGAGCACTGGTATCGGCCAGGCATCACGCCGGTGCCGGGCACGGATAGGCGCCACGTCGTGCAGAGCGGTGACGTGCAGGCGTGCTTCTCATGGACGGTCGCGCCCTTCGGATTGCTGCGCCACCTGTCCGTCTCGATCCGCGCGTGGCATGAAGGGCACCGTACGCTGTACGCGAAGGACGAATATGTCTTCACGCTGGCGCATCTGCTGGGCTTCACCGGCGCTGAGCCTGACGCGCGCGGCATAGTGATGAAGCCCGCGCCCACGTGGCGGACGGGCATGCAGCCCGAGGAGGGCACGGTCGTGGTGCAGGAGCTGATCGAGCTCGAGGAGCTGAACTGATGCCAAACCCGCCAAACAAGATCCAGCGCTTCATGCACTGCCGGCACTGCGTGCAGCAGAAGCGCAGAGGCCAGATCGAGGTAGGCCTCACCGCCGATGGCCTGCAGGTCTGGTGCAAGTATCACAACATGCAGGTCGCCAGCTTCACGCCGGATGACCTGCGCACGCTGGTGGCAGCGCCGCCCGCGTGCGATTGCTGTCCGGGCGGGAGGCACCTGAGCTGATGCGCGCGTCCGGTTGGTTCGGTGAGCACTGGGGCGCGCCCGTCTGCGATGACGACACGCACGTGCCCACGCCCGTGGGCGAGCCGTGCGCGCGCTGCGGCGAGCCAATCAAGGCTGACGATCAGGGCGTCACAGCGTGGGTTGTCTCCACGCCACCACGGCTGATCGCACATCACCTGGACTGCTACCTAGCTACCATCATCTGCCCTGGCTGTCCGCGGTGCCAGCCGGAAAGGTTCCACTGATGCCCATGCGCAGCATCCCCATCCGCGATGCTTCGGGCCGCGTCATCGGCATCGGCTGCACGCGCGCGCCCCTGCCCACCTGTGACAGCACCGCGTGCCGCAAGCCCGGTAACCTGCTGTGCGATTTCCCGGTGATGCGCCGCGGGCGCAAGCTCACGTGCAGCCGCCGCATGTGCCAGGCTCACGCGACGAAGGTGGGCCCGCGCCGCCACTACTGCCCGCCGCACGCGAAGCTGCACGCTGAGCAGCAGGCGAAGGCGCGCGAGGAGGAGCGCGAGAAAGCCTGGTGGGATGACTTCCTGGCGGGCTTCACGCCGGTGAAGGGCGAGGATCCGTGAGAAGCGAGCGAAACATCACGCGGCACGAACATGCGTGGCAGGTCCGCGTCACGCGCGGATCCGGGGATAAGAAGCGCGTGCACTCCAAGGTCTTCAGTGATGGCGCGCTGGGCGGAAAGCGCAAAGCACTGGCGCAGGCCCGAGCGTTCCGAGACTCACTGCTAGCGGAATTGCCGCGACTGGATCGCCGCGCACCCGCTGGCTGGGGCTACGTGCGCCGCACCGAGAAACGGCAGCGCGTCAACACGACGGCGGTCTGGGTGGCTTGGATCCGCGGTGCCGATGGCAAGGCACGCTCAACATCCTTCTCCATTGCGGTGTGGGGCGAGCGCGGCGCAAAGGCACGGGCGAAGAAGTGGCTCGCCGAACGGCGCAGCGAAATAGCGCGAGGCACGTGATGCAGGAGAAGCTTCCCCGCGGCGCTGAGTGGCAGCCGCTGCCCGTGCCCCGCGTGCTGTGGACATCAAACACGCTCTCGGTCAGCCGCTGGCAGCGCGGGGCCGTGCTGGTGGTGAGCGCGCTCGAGGATGCCGAGCTGCCCGGCGCAGGCGGCGCCAGCGGGCCCACGTGGCACGTGTCCATCTCACGGCTGGGCAAGCGCCCGCGCCCGCGTGACGTGGCCCACGCGCTGCGTGACTTCGGCATGGTGGGGGCCGAGCAGGATAACCACCACCCGGGCGTGGCCCAGCATTACTTCATGCCCGTGGATCCGGCCTACCGCAGCGCGTGCGAATGCAAGACCACCGAGGATGTGATCGTGGAAGCGGACGGCTACACGTGGACGAACCCAAAGCTCGACGCGGTAGAAGGCTGCCGCGGCTGCGAATTCGAACGGCTGCAGGGCAAGCCCTGCCCCATTCACCAGAGCGTGACGTGACGGAGCAAGACTACGGGATCTTTCTGCCGCGCCCCGACCCAGCGGACGTGGCGGCGCTGGACGCCGAGTGCTTCCGCGATGGCCTGCTGCGCGTGCCGCCAGCCAGCTTCTACGCGCGCTTTGATCAGAACGCGCTGTCGGCGTGGTGCGTCGTGCGTGGCCTCTATCTACTGCCCACGCTCGAGCTGGTCAGCCTGCTGCGCACCATGATCGGCGAAGACCGCGCGATCGAGGTGGCTGCGGGCAACGGTGCGCTCGGGCGCGCGCTGGGCATTCCGGTGACCGATTCGCGACAGCATGAGCAACCCGACGTCGCGCGCTTCTACGCGCAGGTGGGCCAGGCAGTGACGCCCTATGCCCCGGATGTGGAGCGCCTCACCGCCATCGAAGCGGTGGACAAATACCGACCGCAGGTGGTGCTGGGCTCCTGGATCACGCATCGCTTCGATGAGCGCTACCCGCAGCGCGGGGGCAACCCGGATGGCGTGGACTGCGTTGAATTATACGGCCGTGCATTCGTGCAGACGATCATCCTGATCGGGCACGAGCGCGTGAACCGCTACCAGCCGCTGCTGCAGCAGCCACACACCACGCTGCGCCCGCCAGGGATGCTCTTCGCGCGCCCGCTCGATGCGGGGCTGAATGTCATCTGGGTATGGGACAAAGCGACGGACGCGAACCGATGAGCGAGAATCTGCACCCCACCACGGAGGAGCTGATCGCTGAGCAAACCGCCTTTGAGGCTTGGTTTCACGGCGCAATGCGGATGACCGAGGCGATCTTCTGGCTCCGGATGACCGCGGGCGCAGCGATCGTCGGCTACAACCTAGCAGTGCTCACCGGGCTGGCATCATTCAACTGGCCAGTGCTGGTCAGCTGCTGGGGCGCCTGGGCGCTCACGGGCATGGTGTGGCATTGGCACCAGCGCCGCACGCAACGGCGGCTCGACGCGAACCTGCAGCTCTGTGAGCGCCGGCTCGAAGCGCTGAAGATCGAAGCCGCGAAGGAGCAGCAGTGACGCGCGATCCCGAGCTCAGGCGCGCGCGCCGCTACGTGTACGCGGCGCTGCCCCTGTTGCTCGCGGCGCTGCTGGTGCTGCTCACCAGTGACATGACGCCAGGGCGCGGCACCGTGCAACGCATCATCGGGGCGGCGCTGTTCTTCGCGGCAACGGCGCTCGCGTGGCGTGGCCTCGTCATCCTTCAGCGCGTGGCATCGCACGTCATCCTTCAGCGCGTGGCATCGCACGATGTGGTAGGCTCGCCGCGTGAGGATCACGCTCGAGAGCACATCGCAGCTGATCGAGCTGAGCGGCAGTGATCCGCTGAAGGGCATGGCGGCCCGCGTGTGGGAAGGCCAGACCGAAAGCGGGATCAAGGTCGTGGCCTTCATCACGATGGTGGCCGTCGATGAGAAAGATCAAGCCGCCTTTGACGAAGAGCTGCAGGTGCGCCGCCCTCCGATCGTGATGTGGCCGCAGCGGTTTCTCATATGACGGTGCGCGCCGCCGCCGCCGAGCTCATCGAGGTGGGCCGCGTGCTGGGGCGCCTCGAGCGCTCCGAGCTGCTGGCGCAGCAGCTGCGTGACGCGCTCAGCCGAAGCACCATCGCCCCCGAGCCTCTGGCCGCGCTGCGGGCCGCCATCGAGGCGCTGGCGCAGCAGCACGAGCAGCGGCGGGCCGTGGAGCAGCGGGGCGCGAAAGCCGCCCAGGCGCGCGCTGACGAGCTGCTGGTGGCGGTGGAACACCCGGGGGCCCGCCTGGCCTACCGCCTTCTGGCGGCCGCCAGGGCGGCGCGCAGGGCCTGGCAGACGCATCGCTGACGCACCGTGCCGCACCGCGCGGGCTTGCCGGTGGCGCCGCCGCTCAGGTACCGTTACCGCGGATGGGGGCCACCAGCGCGATACGGCTCGATCACCTGCGTGAGCGGATGGCGCGCGTGCGCAGCGAGATGCAGGGCGTGCCGCCGCGGATGGACCGCCTGCGCCTGCGCGCCCGTGAGCTCACCACGTTGCTGGCGCAGGGCCAGGTCTACCTCCCCAAAGAAAAACCACCGCACCAGCCAGAGCAGAAAGAGCACGATGATGATCAGGCGGATGATCTTCGTCGCGCGCGCATCTAGCCCGAGCAGCGTGACCAGCTCGAGCAGCAGCACGAGCACCACCACGGCAAACAGCAGAACGATCAGGGCGTGCATGCTGGCGGTGTAGCACGCCGATCACGCCTCCGCCTTCGGGGCTCCCGGTGGCCTGCTGCTGAGCCGTGACTGCCGGATCATTGCCCGCATCTCATCGAAGTGTTCGCGATACGACGGGTGCATCCCATCAATCTCCTCCTCGCTGACCTTGACCTGCAGCAGCGCGTCGTCGAAGCGATTGATGCCGAGGCATTGGAAGCACATCGTGAACGTGCCCGGCGTGGGTACCGCGCCAGCGGGGCCGCTCGCGTGATCGTTGACGCGCCCGCAGTGGCCGCAGGGTGAGGGCGGCACGACGGTATCGGTGCCCTTCCTGAAGGCGAAATCTTCGAGCGCCTTCACCGCTTCGCTCCTGTACGCGGCATCGGGCTCGGGCCCACCCGGCAGCTGCCCGATGAACCGCAGCGCGAAGGTCACCTGCGCCAGCGTGGCCTCGCCCTTCGTCTGCGCGTCCAGCCATTGCAGCAGCCGGTGCGCGTCGGGGCTGTCCGCCAGGTACCCATGCGTCTCGTGCGCAGCGATGCTGCCGATGAGCAGCGTGTCCCCGTTATCGATCCAGCGCAGCGCCGGCCGCCCCGGCTCGGTGGCGATCCATTTCTGGATCAGCAGGATGATTTGTTTCGTCAGCTCCACATAGGCGGGCGGTATCGCCACGTTCGGCTTGCCCATGCGCTTCATCTCGTAGCCGAGGGGCGATGCCCTCCGCTGGTGGCTGCGCTGCTGGCTGCGCTGCGCGCGGCGCTCACGGCGGTTCATGAATACCTCCGATATTTGGCCATAAACACCCGGTAACAATCCTCACAGAGCTCCACCAGCTCCTCGGATTCATCGACAGCGAACCGGCTGCGTACCTCGACCTTCGCTTCTTCCTCGGGCCGCGTCCGCGCGAAGGTTTCGCGGCATGCGACACACGTAAACTCACCATGCTCGCTCATGGCTGCTCCGGCTCCTCTTCGGGCAAGCCGATCGGCGGGGCGCCGAAGGGCATCGGCTCCACGAGCGCCTTCTTCCACAGCTCGAGCGTTTCCTCCGGATGCTTCAGCGCCAGCTCGCCCAGCGCCTTCGCGAAGGGGATCAGCTGCCACAACATCCGCCTGATCTCGGGCCCGGGCTCGCTATCGGGCAGCGCCGTTGTGGCAGCGCCCATCGCGGTGAAGAGCGCGATGCACTCAGCGTCCACGTTCAGCGGACCACGCTTCGTCTTCATGCGGCCTCCACGCGCTCGGTGACGGTCACCACGCACGCGCCCTCGTGCCCCAGCTTGCGAGCGCAGCGCGTGCCGTCGATCGGGTGACGTTCGATGCAGCGCGGGCCGTCAGATTCGAGATCGCGAGCGAGCAGCATCGTTGCGTGTGCGAAATGCGCGAGCTGGCGTTTCGCTTGGCTCCACCGCACCCAGAGCGCGAGCGCGGCTGCGATGATCGCAAGCGTCAGCGTGATGTCAGCGGCCACGAGCCAGGCAGGCACCTCGATCATGACGCCACCTGCGACTGGGCGACGGTGACCGCCTCGAGGTCCCGCAGCACCTCGCGCAGCTTGACGATCATGGCTTCTCCAGCGCCGCCAGCTGGCGTGCCAGCTCCTCACACTCGCCCTTCACGTACGGCAGGTCGCGATAGCGATCCGTGCTCAGCGGCTCCGCGGGTGCAGCTTCAGCCTCCTCCCGCAACGCCCTCAGCATCGGATGCCGCGCTTCCAAGCCCGGCATGACGTCGAAGCCGTGCGCGCAGTCGAAGCCGAACCACCACACGTCATCGGGCTCCCCGGGCTGCGGCACGTGGCAGATCTTGCCGCTGCAGCTGCCCGCGTAGTTCACGCCACCATGCGCGTCGAGCTCGAGATCATCGGGCTCCTTCCCGTGCGCCGGGTGCCCCGGCGGCACCGCCACATAGCCGCAGAGGTTGCCGCTGTAGTCGTTGCGCGTGATCAGCATCGGATACTGCGGCAGCTCGGGGAGCCGCCACTCGAGCCGATCGGGCTCGTCATCCCATGGCCCCGGTGCCCAGCCTGTTCTATCGACGCGCGCTTCGCGTGCCTTCGCTTCATCATCGCTCATCGTTGAGATCCCTCCGTGCGCCCCGCGGCGCCGCAGACCGATCCATATACAGGATCGCGCTTGACATCACTAGCGCTCGGCGCTGCCATCGCGCCGCCGGCCGGGTTACCCTAGGCGGGTGAGCCGCAAACAGAAGCGCGCCAGACGCGTCGCAACGCAGGTGGGGCCCGCGCCGCTGCCTAACCCCGGCGTGCTGGCGCGCGAATACCTGGGCGACCGGATCCCCGCGAGCGAAGCGTACCGCACGCACTACGGCAAAGCGCTGGACCTGAGCCGCATCGACTACGCCATCCGCTCCGCGAACCAGGGGCAGATGCGGGCGCTCACGGATCTGGCGCGCGAAACGGTGAGCCTGGACGGGCACCTCAGCGCGCTGCTGCAAAAGCGGCTGAACCGGCTAGCAGCGCTCGACTGGGATGTGCAGCCCGCGGCGGGCGACCGCATCGATGCCGACAAGGCTGAGATCTACGCGGGCTTTGTGCGCGCGCAGCTCGAGGCCCTGCCGCGCTTCAGGGACATCATCGTGGACCTGGACTGGGCGGTGTTCGATGGGCGTGCCGCCAGCGAGATTGAGTGGCGGCACTGGGGCGGAGAGTGGCGCGTGATGGACCTGCACTGGATCCATCCGCGCCGTCTGAGCTTCGGCCCCGACCGCGATCTGCGCGTCATCGACGGCGTGCACGAAGGCGGCGGCTTCCAAGACGTGGGCTTCCCGCTCGAGCGGGTGCCGTACAAATTCGTCGTCTACAAACCCCGCCTGTTCGGTGACTACCAGGAGCGCGAAGGGCTGGCGCCGCGGTCACTCTATTGGAGCTTCTTCCAACGGTTTGGCACGCGCGAACGGATGGCGCTGCTCGAGCTCTTCGGGCGCCCGTGGCGCATCCTCGAGATCGATCCCGCCGCCACCGCCGTCAACATCGACAGCGTGCGCGCCGCGTATGAATCGGTCAAAAACCTGGGCTATCACAACACGGCCCAGCTACCGCTCGGCGTGAAGCTCAACGTCGTGCAGCCCTTCACGGGCGCTGGGCAGGTGAGCACGGAGGCGATCGACCACGCCACGAAGGTGCTCAGCAAGCTGTTTCTCGGCAGCACCGGCACCACGGACGCGGTGAGCACGGGCCTCGGCAGCTCCATCGGTGACGCGCACCTGAGCGAAGAGGACCTCGTCATCTGGTCCGACGCACGCCGGCTCGGTGAGGCGATCGAAGACCACCTGACGGACGCGATCATCGCGGTGAACTTCGGGCCCGGTGAGCTGGACCACGCGCCGCGCTTCATCTTCCGCACCGAGCCGCCGATGAACCGTGAGGCGGAAGCCAACCGGCTGAAGGCGGCGCTGGAGATTGGCTTGCCCGTGAGCCTCGAGGAGGCGCGGGAGAAGCTGGGCATCCAGGAGCTGCGTGAGGGTGAGCCCTATCTGCGGCGCGTGCAGCGCGTGGCTGAGCTCGGGCAGATCGCCCCGCCGCCTGCGAACGAGGTGGTCTACCCTGTGGGCGAAGCGCCCGATCCCGGTGAGATCATCGACACGCCGCTGGTCGCCAACAACCTGCCCAGCGGTGGCGCGGGCCCGAGCATGCCGCCCGCGCTGCCGCAGGCACCTGCGCCCGCGCTGCCCACGCCGGCGGAGCTGAGCGCGGACGAAGACGATCCCGATGACGTCGCGGCGCTGGCGGAGAAGATGACATCGCTAGGGCTCACGCAGTGTGAGCACGGGCGGAAGAATCGCTGTGACTGGTGCGGCGTGGAGCGCCACCGCGATGTCGAGATGGTGGACGGCACGCCGCAGTGGGTTGTGGCGTGGAAGCCTATCCGCAAACGCACGGCGCCAGCAGCCTGAGCCTGCGCGATCACATCTGCCTGGCGGCGCAGCCCGAGAGTGTCTTCGGCTCACCGCAGGTGATGGTGGAGCGCGGCGTGGATGAGACCGCGCAGCAGACCGCCGAGCTCGCCGAGCGCATCGTGGCGGCGGTGAGCGGCAAGACGAACCGCAAGGCCATCGAGGCCGCGATCAACGGAGCCGCGAAGCGGTTTGACCGGAGCCGCATCGCCAGACCCGTGCGGCGCGAGCTGCTCCACGGCTGCATGCTGGGCGCCCTCGATGCTGCCTTCGAAGCGAAGGAGGACACGCCCGTGGCCGTCGAAAGCTTCGCCGCGCTGCACCCGGCGCGGCGCGCGCTGGCGAAGTTCACGGACACGCGCTTTGCCCAGCGCCCGCTGAAGGAGGCGATCGCAGCCTTCCTCGAGCGCAAAGCGGTGACGCGCGCCGAATTCGACGCGATGGAGGTCGCGGCGCAGCGGCAGGCGTTCACAGTCGCTAACGCAGCCACCACCGAGATGGTGCGCACGGTGAAGCGGGAGCTGATCCGGCAGGTGGCCGTGGGCGCGGACCTGGCTGACTTCGGCAAACACGCGGCCGCCCGCTTCGAAGCCGCCGGGTGGATGCCCGCGAACGCGTCGCACGTGGAGACGATCTTCCGCACCGGCGTGGTCAACGCATACAGTGGCGGGCGCGTCCGCCAGATGACTCAGCCCGAGGTGCTCGAGCTGCGGCCCTTCTGGCAGATCCTCGGCGTGACCGATGGGCGCCAGCGCCGCACGCACCGCGCCGCCCACGGCGTGGTCCTGCGCGCAAATGATCCCTTCTGGGAGCGGGCAGCGCCGCCCTTCGGCTACAACTGCCGTTGCCGCATCCGCAGCCTCTCGCTGCACCAGGGCGCGCCGAAGGTGCAGGAGGGGAAGAGCATCAAAGGCCTGCCCGATCCCGGATTTGCTTCGGGGTTGGATACGCTGCTCTGAGCGCGGGATCGTCCAGGCACCGCCCGCACCGCCCGCAGACGTGCTCACCGCCGGGGCGCCCCATCGATCGGCGCAGCGCCAGCATCGGGTTTGGTTTGAGCTCGTGCCCGAGCAGGGCGCACACGATGCGCAGCACGAACGGCGGACGCCACCTGACGTCGCGCGCGATACGCGGTCTCTCCATGCGCTGATGCTAACCGATCCATGGATCACATGCGATGAAGCGCGCACCCTGGCGTGCATTGCGTGATCCATGATCGCGCCCGTATGGTGAGGCGATGGGGTTTAGAAACACCGCCACGGCGTACGGGCTGGGCGTCACGCTCACGCAGCTCGATGCCGAGCCCGCGAACGACACCACCACGCCGCAGCGGGAGGTGCCCGAATACAAGTGGATCCACTGCGCCAACGAGGGCGAATACCTGGGGCACCATCAGGGCCCGTTCGAGCTCACGCGCCAGGTGTTCGAGACCTTCGTGCGGAATTTCCGCGAGGATCCGCAGTACCGCGCGGGCAAGCTCGAGCTAGCTGACGGGCAGACGCACACGGGTGGCGTGCAGCCCGTGATTCAATTCGACTACGAGCACGCGTCCGAAATGCCACCGTGGGAGGGCTCGATCCCGCGCGAAGGCGCGCCCGCCTGCGCCTGGGCGCTCGAGGTGGCCATCCGCAACGGGGCCGATGGCAAGGCTCAGCTCTGGGCGTTCGCGCACCTGCTGCGGGGGCTGCGTGCGCAGATCGCGGAGGGCGCGCAGCGCTTCGTGTCGATCGCCTTCACGCTGGATGGCGTCCACTGGATCACCGGAAAGCCTATCGGTCCGTGTCTCACATCCATCGCGATCACAAACCACCCGTACATGCGAGACCTCACTCCGCTCGCTGCCGCTGCGCGTGCTGCTAGCGCTGGGGCTGCAGCCGGGTTAAAACCATCGGGCAGCTCGTCGGAGGCGCCCGGCGGTCGCATTAAAGGCACGGGTGCATCCATGAACGCAGAAGAGCAGTTGACCGCGCTACGCGCGCGGCTGTGCAAAGGGCTCAACATCCGCACGCTGGCGACCGACGATGAGATCGCGGGCGCGGTGGACGAAGCCGTAAAGAAGGGCTCCGATCTGGAGAGCCTCCTCGAAGCGATGGGCGTAGCGAACGCCGGTGAAGCCCTGAAGACGGTTCCGGTGCTGCGTGAGGCACGCGACAAGCTCGCGGGCTACGTATCGCAGATCGATGAGCTGCTGCAGGCGCAAGCCGCAGCGGACGCGGAGGTGGCGCCGCAGGAAGTGGGCGCTGCGATGAGCGCGGCAAAGATGACGGGCGAAGGCGCGAAGAAGGCGCTCAGCGTGATGCGCGATCACTGCATCGCCACCGAGGTGGAAAAGCTCGAGCGATCGAAGCCCGCGGGGCAGAAGCCCACCGCCACCGAGATCATGGCGGCGCGCAAGACCGGGCGTGAGGTCTTCCTCCGTGAATACGGCGTGACCGATCCCGCGAAGGTCATGCTCACCCGCACGCTGGCGGCGGGCCCTGGCGACACCCAGGTGGCGCCACCGAAGACGCTGCAGATCGACAGCAGCGGCAGTGATGATGGACCGCAGATCGATTTGCGCTCCTTCAAGGGCAACACGGTGCAGCGGCTCATGCAGCACCTGTCGAAGACCGAGGGGAAGAAGTTCGATGATCTGCCGCTCGAGCGGCGCATCGAACGGGCGTCGGTGCTGAAGCACACGGCGCAGCTGATCACCTGAAGCCGCACCTGCGGCACCACGAACAACCATCCACATAACCACGAGGGAGGCGCACCTCGCGGGCATGCCGGAGCAGCAACGCTCCGGGTGACTCCAAGGAGCAGTCAATGCCTCAGCCTCGTGCAATCGTGCCGGACAACGGTGGCGTCCGTGCCGGCTACAACGGAACCGGATCGACGATCGCGAAGTATCGCATCGTCAAACGCGCCACTACCGCCGTCGATGGCGTCACGCCAGGAACCGACGGCTCTGACGTCCTGCACGGCGTGACGATGCAAGCCATCAGCGATGGCTACGCGGGCGACGTGCAGGTGGCGGGGCGCGCGCTGGTGGAGGCCGGCGTGGCCATCACCATCGGCGCGAAGATCACCGCCGGCGCGGGAGGCAAAGCCGCCATCGCCTCGAGCGGCAACCAGATCATCGGCGTAGCCAACAGCACTGCAGCCGTGGATGGCGACGTCATCGAGGTCGACATCACGCGCGGCACCGCGCCCTGAAAACCCTTCTCTCACGCAGGACCAGTCATGACTTCATCAGCACTCAAAATCCCTGCTGGGCTCGGTGGCATGCAGCAGATCACCCTCCGCCTGGCGGAGGACAACGAATACGGCAAAGCCGGATCCGTCGTGCGCCTCGCGCTGTACCCGGGCGACGTCACCATCAGCGAGGAGATGGACACCTTCCTGGTGGCCTTCTCACCGCCGGAATTCCGCGCCGATGACGTGTGCCCGATCCAGCTCGTGGATAAGGATACGGGCAAGTATCGCATCTTTGGTCTCAACAACGCTTTCCGCGCGGTCAACGTGCTGAGCTCGATCCAGGCAGACATTCCTGAGGTCGACGTCGACACCACGCTGGCGGACTACGCGGTGCAGGAGCGCGCGCTTGGCGGCTTCGTGCCCACGGTCACGGAGATCAACGCGGCAGCAGGCTCTAGCTCATGGGATCCGCGCACCGCGCTCGCGCGCCGCATCGGCTGGGCGCTGGCGCTGGACCGCGAGATTCGCGTGTGGACGATGCTGAAGACGGCGGCTTCGTGGAACGCGAACAACCGCGCCACCATCAGCGCGGGAGCTGAGTGGAACGACATCGAGAATGGCGATCCGATGCTGGACATCATGGACCGCATCCAGGCGTCAGCGCAGCCGGTGACGGACATCTGGGTGAACCCACCCGTCGCGCACGCGATGCTGCGCAGCAAGGCAGTGCGCGAACACATGCGCACGCTGGCGGGCGATTCACAGCTGCCCGCGCAAATCGCTCAGGCCACCGCCACGCAGCGCCAGATGGATTTCCAGATCCCGGGCTTGCCCCCCATCCACGTGGTGGGCAGCAAGGTGCTGAACGAGACCACGGGCGTGCCCGACTGGATCTTGGATGACACCGTCATCCTGACGTCCCGCGGCGGCGGCGGCGCGGTGGGCGATGAGATCATGACGTGCAAGACGTTCCGCCGGCGGGGGCCCTCGGGAACGGGCTTCACCACGCGCGAATTCCCGCTCGATCGGCGCGGCCTGCACGGCGGCACGTTCATGGCCTCGGGCCACGCCGAGCAGGTCGTCATGGTGGCGGGCACCGTGGGCGGCGCCATCTACGACGTGCTGCAGTGACCACTCCGACCGTGAGCTACGCAGCTGCGGGGGGCGGGAAGCCGCCTGAGCTCGACCGCAGGACGCTGGTGCGCATGATCATCGCGGCGGTGCTGGGCGCCGCCAGCGTGCTGGGCATCAGCGAAGCAGTGGAGGATTCGCCCGTGCAGGTCGTCTGCCCACCACCCGCACGGGTGGGCGTGACCGTGGACGCTGGCACGCGCTAACCGCATCTGTCACACCGAAGGCGAGGGGCCTGCGAACCATGGGGGGCGCGGGCCCTTCACCTTTTGTGGCTATGGCGTTGACGGAACTGGCGAAGCTGGTGGGCAAAGAAGCGGGCGCGTTCATCTGGCGCCAGGCGCTGAAGCTGATCCGCCGCGAGACGCGCGATGGCAGATCGCTCGATTTCGGCGCGGGTGAGCAGGGCCCGCCGCAGCCCATCTCACACGCGATGGCTGACGATCAGCTGCGGCAAGCGCGCGCTGCTGCGCAGCCGTGGCCATGCGCAGAGTGTGGTGGCGCCACCACGCATCGCCCGACGTGCCCGCGCGCGTACGTGCCGCATCCCGCTCTGCGCAAGGCACCACCACCGCACAAGCCCCGGAAGTGATACGCTGCGCGTGAAGGGAGGCTGTCCATGGCAGCAGCAACGAAAGAGCAGGCACCGCCGCCGAGCGACGTTGGCGCGGATCTGGTGGGTAAGGTCGAATACCGGCCCACGCCCGGCGTGCACATCGCGGAGGCGGGCAAGGTAGCGCTGGGCAATTGGGTGGGCCGGATCGGCAACCGCAACGTGCGGGTCTACTACGGGGCGCCCGCCACGAAGATCCCGGCAGCCGTGCAGGCAGCGATGGCGAAGTCAGGCGTGGAGGTGGGCGTGGTGACGTACGAGGAGCTGGGGCTCGTGAAGGCACCGCGGCGGCGCGGCGCGATCGTGCTGCCTCCGGAGGCGTGATCCATGGCGGTGACCTTCGGCACCCGCGCAGACCTCGAGGCACGCATCGGCGCGGCGCGCGTGGTGCAGCTGTTCGATGACGATGGCGACGGATTGGTGGAGGGAGCCGACCTGGCCACGCTGCAGCAGACGCTCGGTGACGCGGACGACGTGGTCACCGGGCTGCTGCTCAATAAAGGCTTCACGCTCGAGCAGCTCGAAATCCTGAAGGGCGATCGCCAGGTGCTGCGCGCGTGGGCGGGCATCGCGGCGCAGCTGGCGGGTGAGCGCAGGCCCGAGTGGCTGGATGACGAGGGCCTCGGGCCCTTCGATGCGCTGGGGATCCGCGCGCGCGCCGAGCTCAAAGCGCTGGCGGCCGGCGAGATTCGCAGCGTGAAGGAGGCTGAGACGGGCGGCACCGGGATGAATCCGATCCTGCAGAGCGACACCACCGACCGCCCCTTCATCTTCAACCCCGATCCACGCGATGGCACCGACCGCTTCGGGCCCGGAGGCTTCTGATGGGCATCTACGATCCAAAGCTCGAGTGGTGGGAACTGCAGGGAGCCCTCGGCGTGTACGAGCGCCGGGGCAACCAGATCTCAGCGCTGGCCCCCGCCGTTGCCGACAGCCTCGTGGCTGAGGTGCTGAACGTGTTTGAAACCGAGGGCTATGGGCAGTGGCCCCGCTTCTGGTGGGAGCGCCGCGGGCTGCCGAAGCCCGGTGAGGCCTTCTCCGGTCCGATCCAGCGCGGGCAAACCAAGCGCCAGAAGCGGCTCTTGCGGCGGAAGAAGGTCTCGAAGCGCAATCGCCGATGGCAGGGCACGCCGAAGCTGCTGCAGGACACGGGTAACCTGGTGGGCTCCATCACGCCCGATCACCACGGCATCACCGCCGAGGCCTACACGAATGTGCCTTACGCGAAGTATCACGCGAGCCGCCGGCCACGTTCGAAGATCCCGCTGCGTGACTTCTTCGCGATCGATCAGGCAGCGTTCACGCGCGATGTGACGGACATGGTGCTGCGCTTCATGGCCACGCCGATTGCAGCCGAGTGACCGTTTGCACGGGTGCACGGCTGCACGAATGCACGGAGGGACGCATGGGTAACACGGCAAAGGCCAGGCACCGGCGCAGGCGCCGCGCGCGCCGCCGGCAGGAGCAGATCAACCGGACGGCGGCGCAGCTGGCGCGGCAGGTGCTCGGGCGCGATCCCGCGTGGCATGAGGTGACCGTCGAATACGACCGCGGCTACTACGTGGTGCGCGTGGACGGCGTGATCGTGCGGGAGGGCAACACGCTGCGCGCGCAGGCGCGGGTGCCCTTCAGCCTGCACGCGGAGGGGCCCCTGCTGAACTTCTTCGCGTGGCCGATGCCTGGGCGCACCGAGGGCATCCTCACCACCACCAGCGAGCCCCCGGGGAAGGCGCCCCTGCAGCGCTTCGAGCATGGCTGACGACATCACGGTTAACCACATCGAGCGGCTGGCTCGCGCCATCCTGGCGCAGCTGGCCCCGCTCACGGGGGCGCGCGCCACCGGCGTGGTGAGTGTCACGGCCAACAGCGTGCCAGGCGATCACCGCCTGCCCGCGAACAGCTATCTGCTGCCGGTGGTGGGCGGGCAGCTGCGGCACGATCTGGCCTTCAAGGTGCAGCCAAATCCCGCCACCACCGATGGCGCGTGGGAATGCGACACGTCCGAAACCACGAACGTGCCCGTGACCAGCAACGTCGGTGGCAAGAGGCACAACGTGCCAGCGGACGCCCAATTTCGCTTCGATCCGCCGGTGGCGGGATTCCAACCCACAGCAACGCTCGAAGGCGCGATGACGGGCGGAAGCAACACGGGCGCGCTGGCGAAGAGCGTGGCGTTCTTCGAAGACCTGGACGTGAGCGATCCATCGCAAGACCTTTTCGCTGCGATGGTGGAGCTGCCGGGGCTCCTGCTGATCTGGACCGGCAGCGAGCCTGCCGAGGGCACCACCGCCGGGCTGCGCCAGGGCTCCACCCGTCAGCAGCGCGGCGCGCGCATCATCCGCGAGTCCTTCCAGCTGTATGTAGTATCCGGGCGCCTCGGCAGCGACAGCAACCGGCGGCAGGAGGGCCTGGTGCTCATGCAGGCAGCCACGCGCCTGCTCACCGATCACATGCAGAATCGCGACGGCGAGCAGCTGTCGACCGCCGGCGCAGGGCTCGAGGTGAACGAGCGGCGGCGCGTGGATCGCGGGCAGCAGGCTTACCTGTACATGATCGGGCTGCGCACGAACCAGACGCTGCTCAGCTTTGACGAGCGCACGTTCAACGTGTGGGAGCGTACGCGCTTCGAGCTCGCACTGCCGGCGCGTGAGGATCCCGAGCCCACCGCGCCCTTCGGCGTAGTGGACGCGACCGAGCCTATGCCGTAGCCTTCCCGGCATGAGCGACGTCGAGGGGTTTGGGTTGTTCGTCAGCAGCGTCGAAGGTCAGCCGGTGCATCGCTTCGGCTCGCCAACGATCCTCATCGGCGCGGACCGCAACCCCGACGAGCCGCGGAAGATCATCTACCGCACCCAGGAGGTGGTGGGGATCCCGCGCGCAGAGGCTCAGCGGTACGCGCGCGAATACGCGCGGGCCATCGCGGATGGCGCGCTCACCGAGCGCACCGCGGAGGAGTATCGTAGGCAGCAGCAGTCATCCACCACCGAGGGAGGCGCACCTCGCGAAACGCAGGAGCTGACGGCTCCGGCAGAACAGCGAGCGCAGAGTGGCCCTTCCGAAAGCGGTAGCCAGCTCGGTTAAAGCACCGGGCTTCTATCTACTGATCAACCTGCTGGCGTCGCCCGCCAACCCGGGCACCGCAGCGAACCGGGCGCTGATCATGGCGCCCAAATCCAGCGCTGGAAACATCACCGCGAACACCGAGGTGCGCACATGCTTTGGGCCCACCGACGTGGCCACTGCGCTCGGGCCCGGCACGCCGGGGCACCTGGCAGCCAAGCGCCTGTTTCAGCGCTTCGGCACGGCATCCGTGGACGTCATCGCGCCCACGGCTAGCGGCGGCGCGGCAGCGAGCGGCACGCAAACCTTCAGCGGCACCGCGACAGAGAACAGCACCATCCGTCTAAGGGTACACGGGCGCACGATCGATGTGCCGTGGCTCAGCGGCGAAGCGGCTGCTGCGTTTGCGACGCGAGCCTCGAGCTACGTCAATCAGCTGGGCGATGACCTATTCGTGACCACGTCACCCAGCACCGCGAGCGTGGTGTACACCGCGAAGATCGCGGGGCCCTGGGGCAACGACGTCACCCTCAACGCCAGCATCGTGGCGGGCGGCGGCGGCATCACCATCAGCGCCAACCCGACGAACCTGACGGGCGGCACCACCGAGCCTAGCTTCGCGACGGCGCTGGCCACCATCGCAACGCGCGAATACCGCCGGATCATCCCGTGCCTGAGCAACGCGGACGCGGCGGACACCAGCTCGAGCAGCAACGCCGAGCGCCTCGCGAACCACATCAATCAATACGAGCTCGGCGCGGGCGCGCTGCTGCAGGTGGGCGTCGTGGGCATGACGGGAACCACCACGAACGCGAAGGCGGGCGCCATCGACCGCAACAACGAGGCGATGGAGTATGTGCTCGGGCGCGGCTGGGATGACCTGCCCGCTGAGCTCGCCGGCGCGGAAGCGGGGGATGCGCTGCGGTGGATCGCGATCCGACCGAATTACAACCGCATCGGCAACACGCACACGCTCTACGGTCCGCGTGACGTGGTGACAAACAAGCTCACCGATGCGGAGAAGGAGGATCTGCTCGCCAACGGCGTCACGCCGCTGGACGTGGATTCGATCACCGGCACGCCTTTCCTGGTGCGCCCGATCACCACTCACTCGGTGAGCGGCAGCACGCCGGATTATCGCGCGTTCGATCTGTCCGATGTGGATGCGGTGTACAGCATCTTTCAAGACCTCCGCACCGCCACGCCGCAGCAGTTCGCGAACGCGAGCGTGACGGCAGACCAGCCCGCGGGCAGTGACCCGCTGCCGCCTGGCGTCGTGGAGGTGAAGGACATCCGCGCCTTCGTGATCAGCCGCCTGCGCTTCTGGGCGCGGCAGGGCGTGCTCAATAAGAGCGCGCTGGACACGGCCATCGATAACAACGAGCTGGCCGTTGAAATCGACGCGAGCGACGGAAGCCAGGTCAACATCTTCGTGCCGATGACGGTGATCAAGCCGCTGGCGAAGTTCAGCGCGGTGGGCAGCAAGGCCGCGTGAGGTGAGGAGGGACCATGGCTGAACCGACGCTAATCTTCCCGAAGGCCTTCATCGCGCAAGGCAACGGCGACCTGATCCAGGTCCAGAATTTCAAGATCACCCTCACGAACGGCGGCAAACAGATCCACACGCTGCGGCGCAAGGGCGCGGGCGTGACCCTGGGCAACCAGGAGAGCACCGCCACGTTTGACTCCGCGATCGATGAGAACGGGAGCGAGCGCAACTATTGGAAGGACTGTATGCGCGGGATCATCCGGCAGCTGCGCGCGAAGGCACCCGGGCGCACGGTGCTGATCCTCAACGGCATCTACACGGGCGTGGATTTCGACGGCCCGATCGATGACGCGGCGAAGGTCAGCTGCACGTTCGTCGGGCACATGGAGGAGCCGGAAATCTGATAAGCTCCGGGCTCGTCATCGATTCGGCCATCGCCCGCCCCGGATTGCCGCCGGGGCGGGCAGCTCCTAGCGGTGACGGCAGGCTTTATGGGGGCGGTTCGCAGCGCCGCGATTGGAGCCCCCCAATGATAGGGTCGCCATCTTCTTTGCAGGGTTTGAAGGTGGAAGTGGAAGCCGCATCGGGCGCTCGATGCGGCTTCTGCGTTTTGAGGAGGCGCTCTCATGGACGAAGACAAAGCCGTTGCCCTGGTGCTCGAGAATTGGAACGCGCTCGGCGTGCAGGCGCATGGCGACATCCTGCACCTGCCCGCCGCGATCAAGCGGCGTGACGTGAAGGGCGCGCTCACCGAGGTGCGCGTGATGCTGCGCAACGTGAGCAACGATCAGCTCATCAAAGCCCGCGTGCAGTCACGCCAGCTGGCGCTGGGCATGAAGCTGGACCTGGACCGCGACAAGGACCTGGTGGAGCAGCTCGAGAACTACGCCATCCTGGCGTTCGCGATCCGCGACGCACGGGCGCCCTTCGATCAGCACGTGCCGGACGCCGAGGAGCTGCTGCGGCGCTATGACAACCAGTCGCTGAGTGAGCTCTGGGCCCGTTATAACGTGTGGGTCGACATGCTCGATCCGCGCTTCGGCGCGATGGATCACGAGCAGCTCTGGCGCGTCATCGTGCGCATCGCTGCGGAGGGCAGCCCCAGCCCTTTAGTCGCTATGCCGTCCATCGAGCAGATCACCTGTATCACGCTCATGGCCAGGGAAGCCTTACACTCACCGAATCGGCCCTCGTGGGCGCCGCCGCCCGCGACCTTGCGTGCGGCCTCCTGACAGTGCAGCAGCTGCGTGCGATCATGGGCATGAAGTAGGGAGGCTCGATGGCGGCAACAGCCCGCGAGGCGTCGGTCAAGCTCACGCTCAACAACAGCCAGTTCCTCGTGACGATCAAGGACACGGGCAACGAGGTGGAGAAGCTGGGTAAGAAGGGCAAGCGTGCGATGAGCCTGATCGGCGAAGGCCTGGGCGGCGCGAAGCGCGCGCTCGGTGACCTGGCGGGCGGGCTCAAAACCACGCTCGGGATGGCGGCCACGTTCGGCGGTGCCTTCAGCGCGGGCGCTGCGGTCAAAAACGCGCTGAGCCTGCGCGCCCGCTACAACGAGCTGGCCTTCCAAATCCAGACGGCAACGGGTGAGACCACGACCTTCGCCGACGTGCAGCGCGTTGCGGAGCGCGCGGCAGCGAACACCGGGCGCAGCACGGAGGAGATGACCACGGCATTTGCCGAGCTGGTGCAAGCGACGGGGGATGTGAACTTCGCGCGCGCCGCGCTGCAGGCGGTGGGCACCACCGCGATGGCCACGGGCAAGAGCCTCGCGAGCATCGGCACCGTTGCCGATCAGATTCACACGAAGTTTGGCGTGAGCGCGGAGGGCATGCAGGACGCGCTGGCGCAGGTGTTCGAAGCCTCCACGAAGGGCGGGCCCGCGTTCGATGAATTCGCGGACGTCATGGGTGGCGTGGGCGCCGAGCTCATCGCGGCGGGGCTCGAGGGGCAGCGCGGTTTAGACTTCATGCTGGGCGCGCTGGTGCAGACCGACGATCGCCTAAAGAGTCTGCCGGCGCAGGTCAAGGGCTTGAAGGCAGTCCTGCGCGGGCTCGGTGACGCGGGCGATCTGACGAAGCTGGCGCAGCGCATCGGGCTCGATCCGAAGAAGCTGATCAACGAGAAGGATGCCATCGCACGATTGCGCCGAGTGCTCAGCACCGGGAAGAAGGGCGTCGATGCCCTCATGCGCAGCATGAACGAAGGCGAGGAGAAGGAGGTGATGAAGATCCTCTTTACCGACCCATTCGAGCAGGCGCTGCGCGACGCGAACGCCAGCGGCGCGAAGGGAAGGGCAGCGATTGATAAAGCCCTCGCCACCTTCGATGCGCAGATCGGCAGCTTCGGCAAAGCCACGCTGAGCGGCGCGGCGCTGGTGGAGCGCGCGAACCGCAACCGCGAAAGCCCCGAGGCACGTCTCAACGAAGCGCTCGATCGGCTGCAGCAACGCTTCAGCGATCCGAAGATCATCGGCGCGATCGGCAAGCTGGCTGAGCACCTGCCGCGGCTCGCGGAGCTGTTCGGCAACCTGGTCTCGTTCGCTGCGGAAAGCCCGGTCCTTGCCACCAGCCTGGTGCTCGCGGGCAAGGCAGCCACGGGCTTCGCGCAGGATCTGGCGGGCGCTGCCATCAAACAGCTGGTGACGGGAGCCGCGGGAGCCGCGGGAGCGGGCGCTGCGGGAGCCGCAGGGGCGGCTGGCGCGGGCGCTGCAGGGGCGGCGGGTGCCGGTGCCGGCGGCGCGCTCGCTGCGCTGGCAGCGCCGGCAGCGATCCTCGCGGCTGCAGCGGCCACCTTCGCCATCGGGGCCGAACAGATCGACAACGCCTATGACAAGGAGGCTGACGTCGTCAAAGAGCTGATCGAAGCCACCACCGCCGCCGGCAACCGTGGCTCGCTGCAGCAGATGCGCCAGCAGCTGCAGCGGCTCGAGGCCGCGCGCGCCAGCGCCACGAAGGCGGACGTGGGCGGTGGCGTGGTCGACTGGATCGGTGATGTGGTCACCGGCCGCGATTCGAAGCTCGAGAACAACGAGCGGATGGCGGAGGCGGAATTCGCAGGCAACCGACTGCGGCGCATGATCCAAGAGCGCGAAGCATTGGAAGCGCGCCGCGCGGCGGCGCCCGTGGCGGAAGCCACGCCTTCGAAGCCCGCGCCCGTGAAGCTCGATGACAACGCGGGCAAGATGATCGGTGACGCGGTGGGCACGTCGCTCGGCGGTAAGATCCTGACGGTGCGCATCGCAAACGCCGGTGAGGTGGGCCTCGGGCGCGCCAGCGCAGGTCCGGGTGGCAGCCGTGGCCCGATGGTGGTGCCGCGGCCCACGCAGGGTGGAGGCTATTGATGGGTGAGATCTTCTCCAGGTATCCGATCGCCACGTGGAAGGTCGGCACGCAGCCGCCGATCAGCTTCCCCGTGCTGGCCATCACCGAGACGGGGGGCAACCGCATCGTGCAACACGAGCGCCCCTTCCGCGATGGCGCGAAGCTCGACGACACGGGCGCGAAGGCGCGCACGTGGTCGTTCACGATCGTATTCAACAACAGCCTAGAGGAGGGCGTGCAGGATGGCGTGCCGCTCTACCCGCAGGTGCTGCGGCGCCTGCTGCGGAGCTTCGATCAGCATGAGACGGGCACGCTGACGCTGCCCACCGTGGGCGATGTGCGGGCGCGCGCGCAGGACTACACGCGCCGTGAAACGCCCGACGAAGATGACCAGGCCACGCTGGACGTGGTGTTCGTGGAAGACAACGAAGATGCGCTCGATCGCGCGCAGCTCAATCCGCCCGCCGTGGTCAGCACCGTGCGCAAGCTGGCTGAGCAGACCGTCTTCAGCGCGAAGAAGAGCGGCGTGTGGAGTGACGACCTGGCCACGCTGCCCGAGGTGGCCAGCGAAATCGAAGGGCTGATCCGCGCCCCGGGGCGATCGGCGGCTGACCTGGGCGCGATGGTTCGCTCGCACCGCCGCGCCCTCGAGCGCCTCGCGAACGCGGCAGCCGAAGAAGCCGCCACGTCGGGAGGGCTGTTTGCCGATCCGCGCGGCAGCGAAACGCCGCGGCAGATCAACACGATGATCGATCGCGAAGCGCAGGCCGAGGATGAACGCCTCGCGAGCCGCCCGCGCACGAAGGCGTTCGTGATCGATGTGGAGCGCACGTCCATCTTCGAGATCGCAGCGCGGCTCAATCAGGACGCGGAGGATCTGCTCGAGCTCAACAGCGCGCGCATCGATGACCCATTCCTCCTCGACCGTGGCATGGTGATCCGCGTGTTTGAGACCGCCGCATGAGCCGCAGCCCGCTGGACATCGTGAAGGTGAACGCGCTCGGCGTGCCCGAAGACGCGACCAATTTCGACTTCAATTTCCAAGACTGGACCAGCTTCCAGATCAAAAGCTCGATCGTGGCGCCCGCGGAGGCCAGCTTCGAGCTGGGTGACGATACGGGCTGGGATCGCGTGAGCCAGCTCTGCCAGCTGGGCGCGCAGTTCGTGGTGATGGTGGATGACCGCGCCCGCATGGTGGGGCGCGTCGAAGCGCTGAGCTCCGCCAGCGACGCGCGGCAAAGCACGGTGCAGTCCTTCGTGATCCGCACGAAGCTGTCGGACGCGCTGTATTCGTCAGCGCCGCAGGGCATCCGCCTGAAGCGCGCGTCCATCAAAGACTTCGTGCTCGCGTGCTACGAGGGCATCGGGCTGCGCGAGGCTGACTTCATCTTCGATGCTGACGTGAGCCGGGATCTGATGACCGGGCGCACGAGCAGCGGCAGCAAGACCGCGCCTGAGCTCGAGCCGCTGACGGAGGAGCAGGCGAAGGTCAACCCGCCCGAGACGATCTACGCCGCGGTCGATCGGCACCTGCGCCGGCACGGGCTCTTGCACTGGGATGGCCCCGACGGACGCGTGGTGGTGAGCGCACCCGATGACCAGCAGGACGCGATCAGCAGGCTGCGCTCGCTCCGCCCGCCGCATGGGCAATTCAACAACGTGGTGAGCGTCGATCGGCAGCAGGACGTATCGCAGTCGCCCACCGTGCTGGGCGTGTTCGGCGTGGGCGGCGCGCGTGACTTCAGCAAGACGAAGGTGGCCACGACCCTCTTCAACGCTGACCTGATCACGCGGGGCTTTCGCCGCACGGTGGTGATCCTCGATGAAGCGCTGAAGACGAAGCGCGTAGCGGGCGCGCGCGCCAACCGTGAGTTTGCCCTGCGCAACCGCGGGCTCGATCGGCTGACGGTCGTCGTGGATGGGCTGTCGTATCGCGAGGGCGCGGAGCTGCTGCCGTGGTCACCGGACACCACGGTGGACGTGCTCATCGAACAGCTCGGCGGCGCGCTGGGCAGCTACTACGTGGAGGAGGTGGACATGCAGCGCAACGCTTCCGCCAGCGACACCACGCGGCTGACGCTGGTGCGTCAGGGCGTCTGGGTGCTGTGAGCCCCCAAAAGCCGAAGGCCCACCCGCAATGGGTGGGCCCTCGATGGATCCGTGCGTTCGCTTCGCGTCAATGGAGCCGGGCGGAATCTCGGTTGACCGCCGCGGAGGTTCCCGCCGAGCCAGGCCCCCCGCTATTACCGCAAATCGGGGCGGTATGGCCATGGCGAATTCATCGAGGCGGCCGTCCGCGCGGAGGCGCCTGGCTGCCCGCAGGAGCGCCCTTCTGACCGGGGGCACCGACGTGACGCCCGGCGGCTGGCGGCGCGCCAGGCGGGCGCTGGTGCAGGCCCTCACGCGGTGGCAGCTTCGGGGGGCGGTCGGCAGCTTCCTCGGCGGTCAGCGCGCTGCCGTCCCATAGCGCCCCGCAGTCGCGGCAGCGCTGGTGCTGGCTGCCCTGGGCATCGGGATCTCGGGAGCGCGGATCGTTCACCACCTCGAGCGCTTCGGAGCGGCAGTTGCCGCAGCACGGCCGCCACTCACCCGTTGCCATGGCTGGCAGTGTGCAGCGCCGATCGCGACCTGACAACGCGTCCCGAGCCCCCGCGCGCGTGCCCGCTTCCATCCTGTCACGCGTCCAGATTTTAAAGCTCGGGTCCGGATCCGGATCAAGAGGGCGCTGACGTAGTGCCAAGACTTCGCGCGCGCGCCCGCGGAAATGAGGTGTTTTGGGCTGCGCCGTGCTCGGCGGGGCGCAGCTCTGGTGGCTCAGAAGCCCAGCCCCGGTGGCTCAGAAGCCCACCGAAAATGGGCCTGCGGTGGCTCAGAAGCCCAGCCCCGGTGGCTCAGAAGCCCAGGCTCGAAAATACCAGCCCCCGATCCCTCAAATGCCCAGCAGCAAGATCCCTCAAATGCCCAAGGCGGCTCCGTGCCGGTGGCTCAGAAGCCCAGCCAAAAATGCCTGAAATGGTGTGAAATATACCCGCGGGCCAGCGGCCCTGGTAGATCGCAGGCCCACGCAATGGAGGCGCCCATGGCTAGGATTCCACCCGATCCCGTTATCGAAAGGCTGGCGAGCGAAGCCCAGGCTCAGCAGGAAGCGATGCGCGCTGCGCTCGAGGAAGCCCGGGAACGGGCGCGCGTGTATCAGCTTGCCTTCTGGCCCGATCACGAGCGGGCCATGCCTGGTGACTTCATCGCGTGCGCCCTATTCACCGCGAGCCGAGCGACTGCCTTCGTCACGCGGTCACAGCTGGCCAGCATCAATGGCCTGAGCGTACTCTTCACCGGCAAGCGGCTGACTCAGGTCCATGCTGACGTCTGGATGGGCATCATGCATCTAGCCCGCCAGCGGCGCGAAGGTGACGTGGTCTGGTTCCGCGATCGGCAACTGCTCGAGCTCATCGGACGGCACACGCACCAGGGTCAACGTGAGCAGCTGAAGGACTGGCTATCGCAGCTCACGGCAACCGAGGTGCTCGTGCAGGATGACGTCCGAGGGCGCCGTTTCGGCGGATCGCTGCTGCCGTGGCGGGTCGAAGCGGACGCTGACGGGAACACGATCTATGCGGTCGACATCAGCCGCGAACTGGCAAAGCTGCTGTCCGAGCGCCAACCGATGATCGATTGGGAGCTGCGCAAACGGCTGCAAAACAAGCCGCTGGCGCTTTGGTTGCAGACTTACTTCGCGCGATTCAGCAAACCGGTCTCGGTGGCGCAGCTGCACGCGCTGTCCGGATCCACTGCGCAGCTCAAAGAATTTCGGCGCAAGCTCACGCGCGCGTTGAAGGATCTGCAGGTAGCTGGCGGACCCAGCGCTGGCATCGAGCGCGGCGCCGACACCGTGGTGATCTTCCGCCCCGTGACGCGTCCGCGGCGCGTCCGCCATGAAGGCCAGGCGGTGCTGCCCTTCGCGAAGCCCCGGTGATACTCTGCGCGTGAGGTGAGCGCGCTCAATCAGTTCGTCGAATTCTGCAAGGTGGTGAGCTCGGCCGTGATCGGCTCGAACGCAGCCGTCGTGCAGAACGTGACCGGCGCGGGGGGCTTCGCCATGGACGAAGATGGCAATGTGACGGGCGAAGACGAATCGGACGACGGCGGGGAGCAGGGGCACGAGCAGGAAACCTTCGGCGCGCTGGGCATCGTGGCGCGCCCGCTGCCACCCGAAGGTGACCTATTCGCGGAGGCCCTGGCGCTGCGCACCGATGACGGGCTGATCCCCTACGCCTATCGCGACCTGCGCCTGCATCGAGCGCTGAACCCTGGCGGGGATCCGGTGACGCCCGCCGAGGGGCAGATCATGCTGGTGGGCTACGGAGGCGCCTTCCTCTCGCACGCGATGACCGCGGGCAACGTGGGCTCGAGGCGCGGCAACGTGACCACGCTTTACGTGCCGTACGATTTCGACGGCTCGGGTGTGCCTCAGAAGGCGCACGCGATCAGCATCGATCCCACCACGGGCAACAGCTCGATCACCTTCGTGCACGGTGATGGCGTGTTCCTGAGCCTCACCGATGACGCGGGCGCGGGCGGGCCCGGCATCGTGTGGGCGATCGACGGCTCCACCTTCGGGCGCATCAGCGCCGGTGAATTCGTGGTGAATGCGGCGAAGATCGCGCTCAAAGGCAACGTCTACCTGGGCGCGCAGGCAGAGGCTGGCGTGCCGCTGCTGCCCGGCGTGGCCTCACCGCCAGGCCCCAGCGTCTTCATCTCACCGGCGTGATAGACTGCCCGCATGGCGTTGCTTGCGGGAAGCGTCAGCATCAATAGCGGCACGGGTGCAGCCACGGGCACGGGGCTGGCTAAGGAGCTGTACGATGCGCTCGCGGCGGCGCTGCAGGTCACGCCCGCCCAGGTGCCGCAGAACGTGCCGAAGGCGCAGCAGCAGGTGGCGCTCATCGCAGGCACCATCGCCAGCGTGGTGGTGGCGCACATCAAAGCGAACGCCGTGGTGACCAGCACCGTCGCTGCCGGGATCGCGGTGAGCACCACCGGCACCGCCGCCGCGCAGACGGGCACCACCACCGCCACCGGCAGCGCCACAGGGACGATCGCGTGATGGGTGCCGGGACGGTCTTCGTGCTGATGGCGATCGTCGCGCTGGCGCTGGCGTGGCCGTGGATCAAGCGCCGTCACGCCTATGGCGAGTGTGACCACTGCGGCGCGCCCATCCCCCGCGTCGGGCCCTGGTTCGCCAAACGCCGCGTGCAGGCCATCTGCGATGACTGCCTGCGCTGACGCACGTCCGTGCATCCGTGCATCCGTGCATAGGTGCAACCGGTGAGCTGTGCATTCCCCGCGCTGCCCAGTCTGGCCTTTGCGCTGCCCAGCGTGGCGCTGCCCTCCCTGCCGGCGCTGCCCGGGTTGCCCAGCGTGGGCGTGCCCGGGATGACGCTGCCGGGGTTGCCGGCGCTGCCGAGCCTGGGCTTCGCGATCCCATCGGTCGCGCTGCCGGCGTTGCCCTCGCTGCCCTCGCTGCCCAGCATCTCCATCCCCGGCGTGAGCCTGCCGGGCATGCCTTCGCTGCCGACGCTGGGCTTCACGCTGCCGAGCGTTGCGTTGCCGGCGCTGCCTTCGCTGCCGGGCATCCCCACGCCGTTCTGCCCGCTGTCGTAGCAAACGAGCGAAAATAAATTTCCGCGATCCGATCATGGATCGCGCGCGCGCAAGATTCATCGAGCGGTAGGGAAGAGCGCACATGGATCGGATGTGATCTCACCGCGCCGCGCGCGGGCTTAAGCCGTGCAAATGAAGCGCTGCTGCCCTGCCGTTCTGAACGGCAGCACCTCCAAACCGAAAGGGCGTCGAGGTTTCATATGGCACGCAGCGTTTCATCCCTCATCGACAAGCGGAAGCTCTCGGGTCGCGCGCACTACCGCATGACCGCGGTTAGCGGTCTCATCACCGGCGTGGTCGCGGGCACCGCCACCGCCGGGCATCTATTCGTCTTTCGCAACCCGAGCTCATCGGTGCTGCTCTACGTCACCCGAGCGCGCTTCGGCTGGTACACCACGACGGGCTTCACCGCGGCGCAGGAGATGGCGCTCGAGCTATTCCGCGCCAGCAGCTACAGCGCGGCGCACACGGGCGGCACCGCGGTGACGGCGCAGAAGCGCAAGACGTCCTATGCAGCGTCGGCCGCGACCGCGCGCATCGCCACGACGGGTGAGCTCACCGCCGGCACGCACACGCTCGGATCCCAGCCGCTGCTCCGGCGCGGCGTGGTGGAGCTGGCGGACGGCGCGGCGGTGGTCAAGCGGACCTTCGATCTGGACTGGATCCCGCGTGATGATCATCCGGAGGCGCTGGCGCAGAACGAAGGCCTGATCCTGCGCAACGCGGTGGCCATGGGAGCCGCCGGCGTGGGCCGCTTGGTTGCCGAGATCGATTACTTCGAGCGCTGAGCGGAGGCACCGTGGCGGCGCCTAAGTTCTATCTGCTCGATCGCGATCGGTTGACGAACGCGAGCTTTTACATTCTGACGGCTTCGAGCGGCACGCTGAGCGGCATCGCTGCCGGCACCACCACCGCGGGGCATCTGTTCGCTGCGCGCTACAACCCGAGCGGCGCAGGTGCCAGCAAGCTGTTTCACGTCACCTGGCTGCGCTTCGTGTGGCAGACGATCGCGGGCTTCACGTCAGCGCAGGAGGTGGCTCTCGCGGCGTACAAGCTGACGAGCTACAGCGCGGCGCACACCGGGGGCAACGCGGCCACGCCGCTCGCGCTGGCCCCCGGCTACGGCGCAGCGCAGCTCACCGCGCGCATGGCATCGAGCGCCGAGCTCACGGTGGGCACGCAGACGATCGGCAGCCTGCTGGCGCGCGGGAACTTCGCCGAGCTGGCGGCAGCGGCCACGGTGGTTAAGGGCTTCGTGGACGAACAGCTGCCGCTGATCGATGACCCGCATCCCGTCATCGTGCTGGCCGCCAACGAAGGCATCCTCGTGCGCAACGAGGTGGCGATGGGCGCGGGTGGCACCGGCAGGCTGATGGTGCAAATCGGCGGTTACGAGCGTGCCGCCTAGCATCTTCCGAAGGCGCTTAGAACAGCGGCGCCTGCGGCGCGTGATCCTGCCATCCGGTGGCGTTGACATCGTCAGCGCTGCCGGCGGCGCGCTCACCGCGTGGCTGCGTAACTCTAGCACGGGAACGATCACGTCGGTGCCCGACGTGCTCAACACGAATCCCGCGACGGCCAACGGCGGCACCATCACGGGCAACGCCGATTTCTCGATGAGCTCGAGCACGGGTGAGCTGCTCTGGGCGCTCGTCACCGGGCAGAACAACGGCAACGTCGCGAAAAACCAATTCGCGATCTACCTGTGGCTGAAGCGGCTCGGCGCTGCTGCTGCGCAGTTTCCGTGGGCGATCGACATCGGGACGGGCGGCGCCAGCGCGCGAACGCTGTTCGCGCAGAAGAGCGGCACCAGCCAGATCTTCCGCGTCTACAACGCTACGGCCACCGCCGCGCGCAACGGCACGCTGACGAACGTCTTTACCACCACAGGCACGTGGAACCTGTATGGCTGGGAATTCGATCTAGGCAGCGGCGGCACCGAGGCGCAGCGCGCGGTCTTCACGATCAACGGCGTGGTGCAGACCGTAACGTTCAGCGATGCGCTGGGCACGCCCGGCTCGGTGCCGACGCAATTCCCATCCGTGACCGGCAACATGGCGCTGAGCAGCCAGGGCGGGACGAACTTCTGGGATGGCATCATCGGGCGCAACATCTACGTCTTCTGCGCTGGCATGACCGGACGCACCGAGGGGCTGCTCACGCAGGCCATGCGCAACACGCTGGTGCTGCATGAGGTGCCGACCGCCTAGCGCGCCACGCGCGCGCGCGGTAGCCTCGGGCATGTGGGCATCCTTCGCAGACTGGCTGTTTTCGCAGGCGCCCACGATCACCGTGCTGGGGATCTGGGTGATCAGCTTGCACGTGATCTTGAGAGAACGCTCGAAGCGTATCCAGCAATTGGAGACGCGGAGCGACGCGCTATCCGCCTCATTGGCGGAGCTCGTGCAATCGAACTCGCGCGAGCGTGCGGAGCGAGTCACGCTGCAGATCACGAATCTAGAATCGCTGATGCGGAGCGCGTTCGAAACGCTGCTGAGAGCATTGGAGCGCAGGCCACCCGCGTTGCTGAAGCGCTCGAGCGGGGGCCCGTGAGCGAAGGCAAGCCGCTGGTGCTGGTGGTGGAGGATGACCGCCAGGTGCAGCGGATCGTGCATCGCTTCCTCGAGCGGGCCAGCTACGACGTGGTGCTGTGCATGGACCTCGACGAGGTGGTGGCGCAGCTGGACGCGGGCGTGGCGCCCGCGCTGGTGCTGTGCGACTGGACGCTGCCGGGCATGACGGGGCGGGCGGTGGCGCTCACCGTGCGGCGCCGCCTGCCGGGCACGCCGGTCCTGTACATGAGCGGCTTTGAGGAGATCGAGGGCATCGATCCGAGCGAACCGCTGTTGCGCAAGCCCTTTCGTGGCGATGAGCTGGTGGCCGTGGTGCGGCGCGTGCTCGAAGCAGGCACCATCGACGTGCTGCTGGGCGACGAAGCGCGCCACGCGCCGCGGGCTGACGTGAGCGGACAGCACCGCATCGTGACCGTGAGCGCTGACGAGCTCACGCGCGCCCGCGAGCAGACGCGCCGCCGCCCGCGCTAGCGCGTGCCGTATGCCAGCGCTCCCGTGATCAGCGGGATGTCAGGATGCACGATCACGCCGGGGCAGCGCCCCGTCACGTCAGCCACCGTGCGCGCGAAGCGCAGCCCCACCATCGGCCGGCGCGTGCAGCGGACGCGGTTGTTGCTGTTGGCTTCGATGCCCATCACCTCGGCTGGCGTCACGCCGATGGGCGTGATCCCCGTCACCACCCAGACGTGCCCGTGCACGCTGTCCGTCGGGTACCACGCCAGGTCACCCGCCATCGGGTTGTTCGTGGAGGGAAACATCTTCCCGAGCGCCTGCGCGCTGGCGCAGCGGACGGGCGTGCCCAGCCCGAAGGTGAGGCAGTGGCTCGCGTACGCTGCGCACCATGGATCGCCACCGCGCGCGCCGCAGATCTGCAGCATCCCCTGGATGATCCCGAGCGGCTCCGTGTTGCTGCCGATCGGATCCTCTACGAGCCCCAGGTGCTTCTGCGCCGCGCGGATGATCGCACGCCGATGCGGGTGCAGCGTCTCGTAGTCCATCGCCCAGCGCGTCTGAGGACCGAGATCGCCATCGACCTTCAGCGGTTTGCCGAGGTGGTTTTTGTGCCGCGCTTGGAACGCGCGCACCTCATCGCTGCTCAGGTCAGCCATGGAGCGAGACTGCCGGATGCACGCGAGGAGCCCCTCTTACCCAGACCAGGCGCGGCCTGGTGCCCCCCGCGCGCATCCGGCGCTGAGACCATATCACGCATCGAGGAATGTATCATCGTCCATTGCACCGCTGAGCTGCACGGACTCGAACGTGAAGCGACCAATGTAGTGGGAGCGCGATGCAGTCGTGAGCGTCTGCACCATGATGCCCAGGTTCATCTCGGTCGTTGGCGCAGGCAGCCCAGCGCTGAGCGTGCCGAGCAGCGTGGCGCCCACGTAGAATTGGAAGGTGCCGCCGGGCGATGGTGGTTGGTAGATCGTCAGCAAGTGATCAGCGGTAGCGGCAACCGCTACGCCCGAATCGACGGCGCTGCCTACGCCACCCGCGCGCGTGAGCAGCAACCAGTTGCCACCGACCGAGGAGTCGTAGAACAGGCCGAGGCAATTCGTCGCTGAGCTCGGCACCTGGCTGAAGTCACCGTGCAGACCGAAGAAGAAGCGTTTGCTCGTCGTGCTGTTGTTGAAGGTGTGGGCGAGCTGCATCAGCCGCACGTCAAACGCGGTGAGGATGCCGCGGCTCTCGGTATTGCCGGCGCACAGCGTGGTGCGGTCGTTGCTGGCGGTGGACGTGACGAGCGCTACGCGCCCCGCGTTGCTCAGGCCAAACGAGCCGTTGTTGGCCGAGCTGCGCGAAAACGCCGGCGTGCCCGAGCCCAGCAGGTTCCAACCCAGCTTGCCGATCGTGCCGCTCGTCGTGCCGCCGAACATGAACGTTTCATCGGTGCGCACCACGCGCGCGCGGCGGCGCGCGAAGGCGCCCTCCGAAACGACGTCCGCGAGGGCGTCTGCCCAGCCCCCATCACCGAACTGCCGCACCTCGGTGCACACGACCTTGCGCGTCTGCTCACCCGTTGGAATGTAGATGCCCCGTTCATGGATCAGCGACGGGTCCGCCACCGTGGTGCCGTTCGGCAGCGTGCGCTGGCCGAGGTTCACGATGCAGCGCACGATCCAGGAGTGGGCGCCCGAGCTCGGCATCGTGATGGTGACCGAACCGTCCACGGTGCTGGGCGAGACCAGCTGTCCGCTGGTGGCTCCGACGATGGTGAGCACCGGCGCGTTTTTGCTGGCGCGCGGTGGGTTGGCTGCGATGCCGCGCGTCGCATCGAACGCGCCCGCGTCGAAGACTTGAAAGGCTACCGTGGTCACGCCGATGGGGGGCTGCTGGCGCAGGCGCAGTGTCAGCACCTCGGCGTTGCTGGCCTCGTAGCCCTGGTCCTGCCCGTCCGAATTGATGTCGAATAAAGCTGACGCCATCGCCTCTCTCTCGAGGGCGGCCGCGCCTGCCTGCAGACTATCACGTCACGCGATCAAGCGATCGCCGGTGATCTCCACCACCAGCGCTCCAAACCACTGGTTGTGGAACTGCTCTGCCAGGCGCACCAGGTGCGAGCCGCCTTCGCGCGGCGTGAAGGCGAGCGACGCGGGTTGGAAGCGGCGAAAGATCGTGCTCACCACGCGCACGTTGCGGGCCGTGGTCACGGTGAATTCGAGCGGCAGCACCACGCCCTCGGGCAGCGTGCGCGAATAGTCCACGCTGATCAGCACGGGCGTGAAGACCTGCAGGAGCTGCGCAGGATCGGTGAGCGTGAGCCGCAGTCGATCTTCACCGTAGTAGCTGGGGCTGATGTCATCGAGCAGGGCCATCACTCCACGTCCACGTGCATGAAGATCCCCCCGCCGTTCGCCCGTCGCATCACGATGCAGTAGTGCCCGGCGGCTGCGGGCGTGAAGCGCTGCACGCTGCTTTGCCCCACGGGTGAGCTCACCGCGGGCAGCGGCGCGGACGTCGGGTAATCCGCCCACATCGTATAGAACAGATCCCCGCCGAGCGCGGCATCGAGCGGGGCGCCTGCGCCATCCACCACTGCGGTGATCTGCACCTCGGTGCCCACGGTGCCGAGCTGCCGCTGGTGCGGGCGCGTCGACTTCGCGTTGAGACGGCTCGGGCGGTCCGCATCCGCCGGATCCGTCCATGCCGTGAGGACGACTCCGGACGTGAAGCTGGCTCTAAAGTTTGCCATCAGCAGAGCGTGAGCACGATCACTGCACCGACTGCACCGGCGCCACCTGCGCCCGGTGACGTGCCGCCGCCGCCGCCGCCGCCGCCGGCACCGTAGCCCTTGCCCCCGCGGCCGCCGTGCCCGGTATTGCCGCTCACTCCGTTGGCACCGTTGACCGCCACCGAGAGCGAAGGAAAGCCGCCGCCGCCGCCGCCGCCGCGTTTGACGCCAACCCCGTCAGGGCCTGCAGCGCCACCCATTGCGCCACCTTGCCCGATGAGCGTGGGCACGCGGGCATTGACGTCCTGCATACCCGCGCCGCCGAGGCCCGCTGAGGTGCCGTTGCCAGCTCTACCGGACAACCCCGAAGCGCCACCGACGCCCGCCAGCGAGGAAAACGGGTCGTTGCAACCGCCGCCCCCACCACCACGTCCAGAGCCACCGGTTGCGCTCGAGCCGTTGTTACCCGCCACGCCCTGCACCTGCATGGTGCCCGTCGTGAAGATCGGCTCGGGGCCGAAGATCACCAGCCCGCTCCCCTCGAGGAAATCGGCAGGCCCCTCCCAGAAGCCCCACTGCCCGGAGCCCCCGCCGCCGCCGCCCGTGGTGGCGTTGCCTGAGGCACCGTTGCCGCCCTGCGCGATCGCGTAGACGCGCACCCAATTGGCGTGCGCAGGCTTCGTCCAGGTCTTGTCGCCCACGCCCGTGTCGACGAACAGCTGCAGGTCCGTGCGCGCCGCAGTGCCCAGAGCGTTCTGCAGCTGGTTGATCTGCGTACTAGTCAGGGCTTCGTTTGTGCCCCAGCCCCCGACCTTCACCGGATCGATCGTCATGGCAGCTCCATCCTACTCGAGCGCGGTCAGATCCAGATAGTCCACATCGAGCGTGAAGCCATGATGAGTGACGATCTGAAAGCTGTTGAATGCGGGCAGCACCTCGCTGAGCAGCTGCGCTGCCGCCGCCATCGAGCGCTGCTCGGCTATCGTGGGCAGCACGCCACCGCCCAGGTCCAGCATCACGAACAACACGAAGTCACTCGAATAGTTCGGGAAGCGCGTGCTCTTGCGGCCGCCCCCGAAGGGCTCGGTGCCCGCGTAGTCTTCGAAGGCGCGCCCAAAGAGTGTCGTGTCGCTCACGTCACTAGACGGGCTCACCACTTCGAAGCGCGGATCGATGAGCCGCAGCGCCACCGCCACGTCCGGGATGGTGCTGGCGATCTGCTGCACGTAGCGCACGGCCGCCGCCGAGCGGCGCTCCTCCTCGCTCTGCGCTGGGTTGTTCGTCAGCAGGAAGAGCGACTCGTAGTACGGCAGCAGATCGGTTGCGCGATCGGGGAAGGCCTGCAGGGTGGCGCGCTCGCCCGCGGTGGCTACCGACGCGATGCCGCGCGCGCGCGCCTGGCGCCACAGCCCATCGATGGTGGTCTCATCGGCATCGGCTGCGCCGCCCTTGCCCACGGCGCTGCGCAGCGCTGCATAGATGCGCTCGACGGGCGTCTCGCCCCCGCCGAATTCGAAGGGCCACGGGTTGTGCCAGCCGAGCCCAGCCATCAATCAGCCGATGAGGATGCCCACGTTGTTGCCATCCTCGAGCGCGCCCGCTGCGTTGTAGACGGCGACGTGCACGCCGTTGGCGCTGCCGCTCAGCGGCGTGACCACGACGGTCTTCAGCACGGTGAGGCTCGGTGTCAGCAGGAAGCCTGTGCCGTACGCGAAGGACAGGGCCACGCTGGCGCCCGCTTCATCGGTGACGGGTGACGCATAAACGACGCTGTAGCGCCCCGTCGCAAGCTTCGTGAGCACCGGGTTAGTGAAGGGCGCGCTCGTGAGCCCGCGGGGATTCCACGCTTCCGCCCGCCCGAGGAGCGTCGGATTCGTGTTCGCGGTGAAGCGCACGTGAGCGCGCCAAGCGAGCAGCCCCATGCCCGCGACCTGATATTTGAGCAGGTTCCAATAATCGGCGCTGAGCTCACGCGATGGATCGCGCACCGCGCGCGTGTTGACCGCGTCAGAGCCGAAGGTCGCAAGGTCCGGTCGGTTCGGAAAGCCCGGCATCACTCGAGATGATAGACCGCGAACTTGCCCGCGACGATCAGATTCGGGCCGTCGATGGGATCGTCTGGCATCGATGGATTCGAAAGGCTGATGCTGGCCAGCGTGGCATCGCTCAGCGGTGAGCCCAGCGCGTCCGCGAGGTACGTGAGCGCGCTCTGCCCAGCACGTGACGGGTACTCCTCGCTCGTCACCGGGTTGCGGTACGCGCGCACCGAGCGCTCGTCGTTCTCGAGGTCGATCACCTCACCGGGCCCCAGGCTGTCGAAGTAAGCGACGAGCCCCGCTGCCAGCACATCGCGTCGCGCCATGTCCGGTGAGAACCAATCGCCCACGGCCAGCGTCTTCGCGGGCGCCTGCGCCAGCACCACCTCATAGGCGCCAGCGCCGATGTCTTCAACGGTCAGCACGTTGAGTGCTTCGAAGGTGCTGGTCTCTGGATCCCACACCATCAGATGCACGTCACCGATGGGACCGGTGACGCCACCCGGCAGCTGTCCGGTGATACCCGTATTGATCAGAAAGTTTGTCTGGCTGTTGAGAAACACGAGCGTGCACGCGCTGGCTCCGTTCGCTGGCGGGAAGGGCTCGAGGTCCGCCCAGCCCGCGTCCGAGCCCAGCGGCTGCGCCAGGTGCACTACCAGATCGCTGGCTTCGGTCTGCACGGGCAGCACCACCACGTGAGCTCGCCCCGGGATGACGGGGCTACCCGGGGGCACCAGCAGCCCGGTGACGGCGGACAGCACGCCCGACGAGGGCACGCGCGCCAGCGGTCCCTGCGTGCTGCCGCGCTTCTGCGTGATGGCCACCAGCACACTGCCCGCGTAGAAGGCGCACGGATACACGAACGCATCCTCCACGCTGACGCTGGCCTGCCGCGCGAAGGCGCGGAAGTGAGCCCAGTTGCCGCTGGCGGGTTTGTGCCGCACGCGCGCAGCCAGGCGCGCCGCGAAGTCAGCGTCGGTCTCGGCATCCAGCCCGCCGCGGAAATCGTTGTCCGTGACCGTGGCCTCCGGATCGGATCCGGGCGGTGGATTCACCCATTTGATCTTGGTTCCGATCGCAATGTTCGTGGCTACGCCACCATCGATGGCGATCAGCGTCAGCGTGGCGTCGCCATCCGCATCCGCCGTGGCGCTCGCCAGGACCTGGTAGCGGTTGCCCGCGGGATCGGTGCCCGTCACCGCGAACGCGTCTGGCACCGTGGTGGAGCCCTGCCACGTGGTGCCGGCGGTGCCGTGCGCGCTGACCGTGCCCGAGCCACCGAAGGCAGGCAGGAAGGCTTCGCCCCACAGCTCGGCGTGATAGCTGCGCAGGAAGGCTGAGCCAGCGCGGTCGATCCGGATCTGCTGCGCTAGGAATTCGTCGCGCTTCTGGACGCCCAGCAGCACCAGATCGATGGCGTCCGCTTCGCGGTAGAAACGGCTCCCGTGCGCGGTGGCGCGCCTGAGCGTGTCCTCCGTGAAGGGCAGCCCCGTCGCTGGATCGGTGAGCAGCCGCAGGCCAGCGCGGAAATCCTGAAGGATGGCCTCGCGCACCTGGCCACGGCGGAAGACCGCATATTCGCGCTCTGCAGGAGTTGGCATCGTGAAGGCACCCGTGCGTCATGCAACGCCGGGCGCCTCCGACGAGCCTTCTCGTTGTAACCGATCAGAGCGGGAAGACCAATCGGCGCTTTGCCGTGTCCGCTGGCGCCAGCAGGTCGCGGTATTCGATCAGCGCATTGAGCTGTGACGGATCGCTTTCGTCAGGTTCGGCGCTCACGGTCTCGAGCTGCAGCACGCCCGCCTCCTCACCTGGCGCGAACGCTTCGCGCGTCATGCTTTCCAGCTTCTCCGCGCTGTCGTCATCCACGTGCGTGAGCTCACGGAAGCGGTTGCCCACCTCACGCGCGGCAGCGCCCGTGGCGCGCTGGATGCGCAGGGCCTCGATCGCGAACGCGTCCGCCAGCCCGCGCCCTTCGAGCAGTGACTCGTATTCGCCGCTCAGCGGATCGATCTTGTCAGCCAGGATCGCAGGCGGCGGCTCCTGCACGGCGTGGCCGATGACTTCGAACGCGGATGCGGGTGTGGTGCCTGCCGGCGGAACGCTCATCGCGAAGCCCTCACCCGCCCGCCAGCGGCTGTCGAAACGAGGGATCAGAACGTTCGGAGCAACGCGCTGACGGGCGGGCTTTCGGAGGCGCTGACGGTATCACGCCCGCGCGCGGGGCGCCTCACTGTTCGGGTACGAACGCGGTGCACTCACGCACCGAGCACAGGGCCTCGAGGTCCTCAGCGGTGATGGCGGGCACGAAGCGGTCTGTTTCCGCCAGGATGCCTCGCTGCGGCGCGGGCAGGTGCCACATAACGCCCAGCATGTGCAGCAGCTCGTGCGTCAGGACGTGCTCCTGCGGCGCGGTGCAGTCATTGCTGACGATGATATATGTGGGCGTCAGCAGCCCATTGGCGCCGTCGTAGCCGCACATCCCGTCAGACGCGAACACCGGGTAAGCGCCCTCCATCCGTTCGTTCACGTGGATGACCAGCCCGGAGGCCTTCAGGATGCGCTGTGCGGCGCGGTGGGCGAGGGGCAGCAGCCCGGCATCGTGCACGAAGATGTGCACGTCTTCGATGACTTCGGCCTCCGGGGCTGGCTCGGTGAGCGCGGCGGGCTGCGTGACTTCGCCGATCGGCTCCTGCGGCGCGGTGGCGCAGGCGGTCAGCAGCAGGGCGGCCAGGGCCTGGGGCAGTTGGCGGTTCATGCCCCGGTGATCGGCCGTGTCCGTGGCTCCTAGAGGCGAGACCGGCCCTGCGCCTGTTAGGCACGATTTGTTGCCCCGTTCCGGATGCACGGTGCTACACGGTGCACGGTTGCACGTATGGCCGTTTGCACGTATGCACGGCACAACAAAGGGATCACCATGTTTAGCGTTGCGGTGCTGCACCAGAAGGGCGGCAGCGGGAAGACCACGCTCGCGATCTGCCTGGCGGCGGCGGCTCACCTCGAGGGCCACCGGACCACGCTCATCGATCTAGATTCGCAGGCCAGCGCGCTGGCGTGGAGCGCTGAGCGCCCAGAAGGCTCACGCCTGGCGGGCATCAGCGTGGCCCTGGCGGTAGCGCCCAGCCACCGCAAGGTGCCGCTCTCGAGCCTGCGCGATCTGACCGCGGCCTATGACGTGGCCATCCTCGATGGTCCCGCGCGTGAGCCGGGCATCACGCGCAGCGCCGCAGCCTTCGCTGACGTGGCGCTGGTGCCCATCGCCCCGGGCCCGACCGATCTGTGGTCCGTGCGCGATACGGTCGAATCGCTGGACGCGGCCGATGAGGTGCGCGCAGATCTGGGGCTGCCCCCCGTGCGCCGCGCCTTCGTGGTGAACGCCGCGCGCAAGGGCAGCGTGCTGCAGCGCGAGGCGCAGGCGGAGATTGAAGCCAGCCTCGGCGACTGCCTGGGCACCGTCCATCACCGCGTTTCGCTGCCGGCTGCGCTCAGCCGTGGCGAGACCGTGCTCACCCTGCCCGTGGCCACGGAGGCCGCGGTCGAAATCACGCGCCTGTGGCGCGCACTGAAAGGAGCCTATGCCGCTCAGCTCAAAGCCGAAGCACCGCGCCGCCCGCGAGGCGGAGGTCGAAGAAACGTCGCGCTTCGCCGCTGACATTCCGAAGCGCATCCACAAAGCGATCCGCATGAAGTGTATCGAGCTCGACGTGGACCAGCGGCAGCTGGTGCTGATGGCCCTGCGTGAGCAGTACGGGATCAAATGAGCACCAGCACCACCACCATGACCGAAGACGAGCGCGCGATCTGGCGGGCTGCCTACGCGGCCGCGTTCGTGAGCGATCTGCATTCCACCGTAGGCTTTTACCTCGAGCAGAGAGCGCCGAGCGCGTTCGATCGCGCGATGCAGAGTATTGCCGCCGAGAACGCCATCGGCATCGCTGACGCGGCGGTGCGCCGGCTGCGGCAATGGCGCGAACGGGAGCAGCCGCTGGCGGGCGCTGAGCTCGGCAGCTGGCCGAAGGACTGGGAACCGGACGAATGAACGAATGCACGGACGGCCGTATGCACGTCCGTGCATCCGTGCTGACGGTCATGAGGGCGGGCGTGCAGCCACGAGCTTGCGCCACTCATCGATCGGGATGAAGGCTTCGCGGTCGAGCTGGTCATCCCAGTGGATCCAGCCACCGGTGGCTTCGGAGAGCGCCAGCAGCAGGCCCACCTGGGTGAGCGTGACGTCCGTTTGGCCATAGCGGACGGGGCGCCGCCCAGTGATGATGTCCCATAAGTCGAATTCGAGCCCCATCATCCACTGCGCGCAGAAGCCATCCTCGCTGATCTCAGCCATCGTGTGAGCCAGCGTTGCACGCAGTGTCTGCTGGTAGGGCTCCGTTGGCGGCCCTGCAGGCCAGTCGCGTGTGCGCATTGCTGGCTCCGGCGCTGGCTGGTCATCGGGATCGGACCGGTAGTTCGCGAACCAATGCGTGACGAACGCGACGAGGTCTTCGCCGTTGATCATTGCTGGCTCGCCGAAGCTGGACGCGACACGCACGTCGCCACTCATGTCCGAATTGAAGTGAAAGAGCGTGCCCTTCGGTCCGTGATAGTGGTGCATCACCCATCCTCCCCAGGCTGCCGCTCCGCCACCGTGAACGGCGGGCGCTCGGGGATATCCTCGTCGGCTTCGGCGTGCACGAAGGCCTGCGCCCAGTCATGCGCCAGGCGCATCTGCGCCGGTGACCAGTTGTTGACCACACCCAGGCGGTCATCCCCGCGCCACGCTTCGTCGGCCGCGGCCAGCGCCTCGAGCACCACCTCCGGCGTGAGCTCAGGCTCGCTGCCACCGTCATCGTCATCGCTGCCGCGCGTGGCCTTCGCCGCGTTCACCATCGCGTCCAGCACCGCGCCGCGCCCGCGCTGTGGTGTGGGCATGACCTGCGCCAGCGCCTCACGCACGGGGCCGCTAGCGCGGTCCGGGTGCTCCTCGAGCTCGATCGCGCGCCGCAGGCTCAGGTCAGCTCCCTTCGGCCAATACTTCTGCGCCCGCTTGATCGCGGTGCGCTTGTACATTTCGGGCTGCCAGTTCGTCCATGCCGGGGAATTCGGAGCCTGGCTGGTGGCGCGCGCGCGCTCGAGCTCCTCTAAGTTCATCAGCTCGCTGCTGACGGTGCCATCATCCAGCTGCGCGCAGGCGTAGGCACCGATGATCTCACCGCGATCCGCGAAGGGCAGATCCCACCGCGGCTCGTGGATGATCTGTTTGCCGCCGCTGCCGCTGGTCACCTTGTAGAAGTCATTTGCGAAGATGCAATCGGCCCACACGTTTTTGATGCGCGGGTTTCGGCGGGCCAGCTCCACGTAGCCCCACACGCCGATCATGAACTGCGCCTCGTACCCGCCGCGCCCATCGTTCGCTTTGCGGTTCCAATAGGGCAGGATATAGCAATGCCCGTACGCGCCGCCAGGCTCGAGCCCCACCTCGGCAGCGTGCAGGATGGCGCGGATCAGCGAGCCGTCTGAGCACTGCAGCAGCTTGCCCGTCTCATCGCTCTCGATGCAGTTGATCGTCACGCGCGCGAAGCGTTCGGCGGTGATACCCAGCCGCTCAGGCAGCAGCTGCCCGATATACGGCGTCACCCGTTCGATGCGCTCACGCACGATCTGGTGACGCGGCTTCGCTTTCTCGATGCTGGTGTTCGCTGCGGCGGCGGGCGCCTGGCGCGCTGCTGGGCGCTGTTGCTGCGCCGGTGGCGCTGCTCTTCGTTGTGCCATGGGGTTGCTCCTTCATGCTGCGCAGGCTGCGCCCACGCAGGTGGTCCTGATCCACCGTATCTATAACATCGGGCGCTCACACCAGCTGCGCGGGGCCCGCGGATTTGTCCGCAGGATCGGCACAGTCTGGGGATAACTCAGGCGGCTTTGATCGCGCGCGTGCGTGACTTCGGGGGCTGCCAATCCCACACGTCGAAGCCCGCCACGCCGAAGCCGAAACAGCTCAGCATGCAGTCCTTCGGGTACGGATCGGTCTCGCCCACGAACGTGAGCCGCCCCTGCAGCCCGAGCACCATCGCGCGGCGGTGCACGTGCTTCACGAACCACGTAGCCCCGACGCTGGCGGGCGTCAGCATGAGCAGCCGCAGCCACGGCAGCTGCGTGGTCCATCGTGCAACCAGCGGCGCCCAGGCGTGACCGATGCTGCTGAATTCGGGATTGAGCCACAGCAGGTCCGTGCGCTTGAAGCGCGCTGCCCAGTCATCGGCGAAGGCGTTGATCCCGTCCTTCGAATAGAAGCCGTCCACCACCGCATTGTGCGCGCTGGCAGCCACATCCCACGTGATGGATCCGAAGCGCTCCTCCACCGCATCGAGGAAGTCTTCGGGTGTCCCGTAGTCCTGCCGGCTGCGGTGCGGCTTCTGCGCGGGCATCACCATTCGCGTCACCCGAGCAACGTGCCGCAGGCGCGCTGCCGCGCGAATGCGCACCAGTATTGAACCTGATCGGGCGTGCCCCAGCACACGCCCGCCACGTGCGCATGCAGCCAATCCACGATGGCCAGGAGCCCCGGCAGGTCGCTGCGGAAGGTGCGCACGGATTCGAGCCTGCCCTCGAGCACGGCACGCAGCGCGGGCGGGGGCAGGATGCCCTTCGCCAGATACTCGCGCAGCGGCGTGAGGTAGCGCTCCGGCACGCCGTCAAAGCTGACGCTGGATCCATAGTCCGCGTTCGCGAAGACCGCAGCGATGTCGTAACGGACGGGCCGGAGCGTGTGGCTCACGCGGAGGCCTCCGCGTCATCGTTCACGGGCGGCAGCGCCGGCACCAGGCTTTGGGCGAGCGGCTTCGTCAGGTCGGCTTCGAGCGCCGCGGGCAGCCGGCGCTCCTGCACCGGCATGGGCAGCGGCTTCTTCCTGGGCTCACGCAGCGTATACGTGCGGTAGGCCTCCGAACGCGACAGCACCTCGCTGCAGTGCGGGCAGCGCGTCTCACGGGCCTTGTAAAAGGCGGTGCCCCAGTACCTGCCATCGGGCAGCACCGCATACTTCGCGTCGCGAATGGTGGCCGCGAGCGTGTTCTTAATGAGCTGCTGGCGCTCCTGCAGCATCTCGATCGCGGCCTTGTTACGCTCGTATTCGTCAGCGATCGCCATCCCGTTGATCAGGCGGATCACCTCATCGGTCTGCTCCGGGTACAGCGCGCGCAGCGCCAGCCGGCTCGATTCGCTGCCGTCCGGATCGGGCGGGTCACGCCGCTGCACCCGCTGCCAGAAGGCGTCCACGCGCTCAATCAGAAGCGCCTGGAATTCGGGATGGGGCTCCACATCGATCCACTGCATGCGGCGCTCGGGGAAGGGCAGCCAGATGACGGTGGCCCACGTGGCGCCCGTCACGACCATCTCCCACTGCACCTGCACCTGCACCTCCACGGGCAGATCTTCGGCGTAGCGGCTGCCGTACCCGGTGGTCTTCACCTCGGCCACGCCGGGCCCGCGCGCCCAGGGTGGGGCCTTGCTGAGCTGCACGCCGTCCAGCGTCACCAGGTGGTGCGCGGCGGCGCGGCTGCGCAGCAGCTTGCCCGCGCGCACCACGCGGCGCGCGCTGCGCCGCGCGTATTCGCGGAGGATCTGCGGCTCGAAGATGCGCCCCCATTCCGCCGCTTCGCTCGAGGCTTCATCAGGCGGGCCCGCCGCGACCTTCTCCGCGTACAGCGCGAGCGGTGACTTGAAGTCATTCACGCCCAGCACGGCGCTGACATCGCTGCCGCCGATGCCCTGCCGCCGCGCTAGTAGCCACGCATCGCGGTCATCCGCGCTCGCGCCCGTCCATTCGCAGTGCGCTTCGAACGCCGTTGCACCGCTCCGTTTGCCAGCCATCTCCGTTGCTCCATGACGCTGGCTGATCCCACCACCCATGGTCAGCGTAGTTACCTGATCGGCACGCAGCGGTGGAAGCCCCGTAGGCAGTGCACGGATCGTTTTGTGATCCATGGATCGGTTTAGCCGCGACCTGATCAGCTGGACCAGTGCGAGCGCTGCACACATCGGAACCGAGCCCCGACGCGTCTCGCAACGCACGTGAGGATCCAGCATGAATTCAGCCGCGCCGTGCTTCCGCCGGCTGCGAACGGTCGCAGCGTTACTCCGGTCTGCGGCGCGCGCCAGTCGACATCTGCGGGCCGCACGCGGATCCCCTTCCACGACCTGGATCGAATCAGTATTGTGTGCCGATACAGCGCTCTTCTGATCTCCGTCGGCACGATGCAACAGCACGCGCCCCGTGAGCTCGGCAGGTCAGCGCCGTTACTGCGGGCAGGCGCGCGCGCGGGTGGGCAGCAAAACCAAGCAAACAAGGGGCAGGGCTACGTGGCTAAGAAGGTTCTTCCGGTGCATCTCGAGGATCGCGAGCGTGGTATTTTGCGGCTGCTGAGTGAGCGCCAGCAGGTGAGCATGGCTGAGGTGGTGCGGCGCATGATCCGCAGCGCAGCACTGGATGTGATGGATCCGAAGGCGCTCGATCGCTCGAGCGTTGCGCCGGTGGCAGCAGGGGATGGCGCGCACTGATCAGGAGGGCATCACGTGAAGACTTGGATGCGCTTCGCCGATGACTTTCTCGATCACCCTAAATTCGTGCGCGCCGATCGCTTGGCACCTTCGCGCGCGGTGCACCTGTACGTGGGCTTAGTCAGCTACTCCAAACAGCAGCGCAGCGATGGCGTGGTGCCCATCGACATGCTGCCGCAGGTGCGTGGTCCAGCGGCGCGGTGGAAGATGAAGACGCTGGACGTGCTGGTGCAGGTGGGCCTCGTCGACCGCATCGATGAGCGCACCCTGCGCGTGCATGACTTCCTCGATTGGAATCCATCGCGGGCGTACATGGAGGCACGAGCGGCTGCTCGGAAGGCGTCGGCCAACGGGAAAAAAAACAAGCTCGAGTCGGGCGCTCGAGAACGACCCGATCGCGAGGTGATCGAAACCCGATCGCAAGGTGACAACGATCCGATCGCAAAGCGATCGCAAAGCGATGGACATGTAGTCCCGAGCGAAGTCATTGACTTAGCTTCGCGACGGGCAACAGCTGCTCACGGGCGCGCGCGTGGTCTAGATATAGATGGAGATGGAGATAGATCCCCCCAGAGCCCCCCCCAGCTGGCGCTGGCGGCTGAGCCCGAAAAAAAATCTGGACAGCGACGGTCCGCTGGCGGCAGGCTGGGTGCCACCGAATGCCCCGCTGACTTCGCCCCGAATGACTCGACGCTGGCCAAAGCCACGTCGCTCGGATTCAGCGAAGAACGCGAGCTAGCCGTCAGGGAATACTTCATCGACTGGTGGCGATCGAAGGGGATCCGCCGCAAGGACTGGCACGCCACCTATCGCTGTTGGCTGCGCACGGAAGCGAAGAAGCTGGGTCTCAAACCGCTGCGCCGCGATGAGCAGTGGAAGCGCCACCAGGCTGAGATGCGCCGTGCAACACGCCCGCTTGCTGCGCACGAGATAGCGCCCGTTCCCGCTGATTTCGAGTCGAAGCTGGGGTCGCTCTTTGGCTGAGAGCAGAGCGGCGCGCGCGTCACAGAACACGCGCGCCGCAGCACCACCACCACGCGCGCTGCCCGCAGCCACCACCGAGCGCTCGGGCATCAGCGGTCCACCGCACGATGCCGATGCGGAGGCCGCGGTGCTGTCCGCTGTCCTGCTGTCGCCCGCGCTGCTCGATGATGTGCGCGAGCACCTCGAGCCAGCCGACTTCTACGCCATGCAACATCGTTGCGTCTTCGAAGCGATGATCGCGATCGAAGCCGCAGGCGTGGCGCTGGACGTGCTCACCCTCGCCAACGAGCTGAAGGCGAAGAACCGTCTGCAGCAGGTGGGCGGGACGCCCTTCCTCGCGCAGCTGAGCGACGCCACGCCCAGCGTTGCGAACGTGATCGAACACGCGCGCATGGTGCGTCGCTTCGCGGCGCTGCGCCGTGCGGGGCAGGCGCTGCGCGCGCTGGCGGCGGAGTCATCGCTGCCCGAGACGCGCGGTGACGTGGAGGGCTTCCTGCAGCGCTGTGAGGCGGAGGTGTTTGCCTTCAACGGCAAGGCCACGGCACGCGACACGGCCAGCACGATGCATGAGCTCATCGCCACGGCAGCCACCGAGCTCGATCCCAGCAAGCCACGCGAAGCGCGCGGCATCTCCACGGGGCTGGTGGATCTGGACGAGCTGTCGCTGGGCTTCATCCCGGGTGAGGTCTGGTATCTGGCGGCGCGCCCCGGCATGGGCAAGACCGCGCTGGCGCTAGGCATGGCTGCCAGCGTGGCGAAGAGCGGGCGGCACGCGGTGTTTTTCTCGCTCGAGATGACGCGGCGTGAGCTGCGCGATCGCATCATCTCGGCGGATGCGGAGGTGCCCTACCGTGCGCTGCACAAGCGCGAGCTTTCCCATTCGCAGTGGGGGCAGGTGGTGGCGTCGTTCCACCAGCTCGCGCAGCTGCCGCTCATGCTCGATGACGACGGGCTGCTCACGCCCTCGCGCCTGCGCTCACGCACGCGCCGGCATGCGACGAAGCTGCGCGTGAGCCACCCGGGCAAGCTCGGCCTGGTGGTGGTGGACTACGTGCAGCTGATGGAGGATGATCCGCGGGGCGGACGCGGCTCGAACCGTAACGATGAGCTCGAGCACATCAGCCGCTCGCTGAAGCTGCTGGCGCGCGAAATGGGCGTGACGGTGCTGGCGCTGGCGCAGCTGAACCGCGAACAGAAGAACCGCGCTGACAAGCGCCCCCTGCTCACGGACCTGCGGGGCTCGGGCGCGTTCGAGCAGGACGCTGACAAGGTGCTCTTCATCCACCGCGATGAGGTGGAGGGCGAGGAGCGCGGCGAGGCCGAGCTGATACTGGCGAAGGGGCGCAACGCCGGCACCGGCAAGACCATCGTGCGGTGGCAGCCGTGGTGCATGCGCTTCCGCGATTCGGAGCGCCGGCAGCAGGCGGGCTTCGATTGGCAGGGCCTGATGGATGACGAGGGCGAGCCGCCGCCGATGAGCGACTACGAGTAGCCCGCGCCCCAGGCGCCCCGCTGGGGGGCCGCTCGCCGCGTGGTGCGGGTGCTGATGGCTGCGCGCGGCAACGGCCCTCACAGCGCCCGCTGCGTGGCAGCAAACCCTGTACAGGTCCGATCCATGTTCTGCCGTGGATGAAAGCCGATCCATGGATCATGGAGCGCACGCGCGTGCAGCAGCGTCATTGCGTGCAGCGCTGCGTTTCCGTTACGCTCGGGCCTTCACCAGCGGAGGCGCACGATGGGAATGGATCAGGCCGAAGATCGATCGGGGATGGTGCAGGTTGATCTCACTCAGGAGGAGTGGGAGCAGCGATCTGACAAGCTGGCCGCGGAGGAGATCGAACGCGAGCAGGTGCGCGCGGACAAGCGCTCGCACAACAGCGCGTGCAACGATCGGATCCGTGAGCTCAACAAATCCATCCGTCAGCTGTCGGAGGAAGTGTCCACGCGCAAAGCCTGGGTGCCCGCGCAGACGGACATGTTCGGTGGCGATGACGAGCCCGCGGTCAATGACGATGGCGAGGAAGCGGAGGCGGAGCCCCAGGAGCCCACGCCGCGCCGCCGCCGCAGGCGCAGCGCCGCTACCACGAACGGGCTCGACGCTGCGTGAAGCGCGCGCGTCGGTACGCTGAAGGTACCGACGTCCCTGTAGCGAAGCCCCGCCGCATCCCGTTGCTGGCGCGCAGTGACGCGCGTCGCAAACCCGATCAGGTGGAGCGCGAGCAGTGGCGCGCGCTCCTGCTGATCTTGAAGGCAAAGCTGGAATTCATCGCCAGCGGCCACACCACACCCGAGCGCGAATTTCTCGCCTTCACGGTGCTGCCGAGCGGCGCCATCGTGGGCGATGAGCTCGAGCCCCGCCTCGCCGAAGCGTACGCAACCGGTGAGGTGCGCGCGCTACTACCGCCATGATTTCACCTGCCGATATGCGCCAGCTGATCGAGAACATGTACGCGGCTCACGCGGTCCTCTGGACGCTGGGCTTCACGCCGGACGAGCTCTTCGTCAGCGCGCCGAAGATCGTCAATGCACCGGAGCCTGGTAACCATGCGACGCTGTACGTGCGGCGTGGCGGGTTGCAGTTTACCTATTGGATGGAACCCCGGCTCGAGCGCGAAGAGGCGGAGCAGTTCCTGCGGGGCTGGGCAGCCTTCGCCGAGCGCGCCGATCGCATTCCCATCGAGGATCGCAATGCGATGGTGAGGCGCTCGCTGGTGTGGCGCACGAAGCATGAGCTGCTGAGGGCGCTCCTCGCCAAAGGCTTCACGTTCACCGCGATCCAAAACTGAGCGCCCGCGCGTGCTGGTCTTCGGGATCGATCCGGGTTACGCGCAGGTGGGCGTGGCGCTGGTGGACTACGGGCGCAGCTCCACGCGCGTGGTGTACAGCGAGACGCTGCGCACCACCACGAAGCTGACGGCCGATGACCGGATCGATTTCTTCGTGGACCGCTTCTGTGAGCTCGTCGAACGGTACGAGCCCGCGGTCATCGGCTATGAGAATCAGGCGGGCGTGGTGACGGGCATCGCGCGCCGCGCGCGGGAGGAGGGTGAGCACACGGGCATGAGCGCAGCGGCGCGCCGCGTGCTCGAGGTCTGCGGCGCCATCCGCGCCACCGCGCGCTTCTACGCGCTGCCGTGCTACGTGCTGGCGCCGTCCACGATCAAGGTGGCGCTGCTGGGCAAGGGCGCAGGCCACGCGCCGAAGGAGCGGATGCGCGAAGGCGCGCGCCGCATCTTCCACGTGGAGGGCAGCGAACACGTCGCTGACGCGGTGGCGGTGACGATCGCCACCGTACGCCGGCACCGCATGGAGCTGGCATCGGTGCGGCGCGCGGGCGCGCTGATCCGTTGACGGCCCTGCGCTGAGCCGTCACGCTCGGCGGCATGAGCCAATCCAACCAACCCGAGTTAGACCAAACCAAGATCGACACCCTCGTGGAGGCGCTCGATGCGCTGCCGCAGGTGCCCGGCTGGGAGGGCGTGAGGCAGAACGCATCCGTCGGCTACTACCAGACGGTGCCCGCCAACAACCTGGCGCTGGACATCCGCGGGCTGACCTTCGAAGAGCAGCAGCACACGGATGCCGCCGAGGCCCTCGCGGTGCGCGCCGCGAATGGCGAATTCAGCTGACCGTGGCATCATCGGGCATGGCAAATCATCCACCCGATCAACCGAACACCGAGGGCACGCCCGCTGATAAGCCCGCGCCCGATCACGTCACCGGCACCGCGCCCGAGGAGATCGCGAAGACATCGCACCTGCAGCCGTCAGCGAACAGCGCGGCGGGCGCTGCGCTGCAGGCAGCGATCAGCGGGCTGCCCGCGGTGCCCGGCACCGATGGCCTGCGCGCAAACGCGAACTACTACGCCACCGCGCCGCGCGAGGAGCTGCTCAGCGTGCTGCGCGGGCTGAAGTTCCCGGGCAACGAAGCCGCCGAGAAAACACGCGATGACCTGGTGCGCCGCGTGGAAGGTGGCGAATTCGGCAGCACCAAATAGGTGACGGCCCGGGTGAACCGCCAAGCACACCCGGGCCATCGTGGCCGCCACAGTCGCGAAGCACCGTAACGGAGGCGGCCGTTGTTTGTTCTAGCGGGTGGGCTCAGCCTTCGCCATCGCCCTCAGCGTTCGTGCAGTCACCATCGCGGTGGGGCTCGGCGTAACGCTGGGCGTGGCACCAGCACCGGCACCACGGGCTGGGTGATGGGCAGCACGCGGGCTCACAGCGATTGCTGCAGTGCTGGGCGCAGGTGCAGATGCCGAGGTTCAGCGGCTGCCCGTCAGGCGTGAGCACGTCAGCCACGCGCCACCGCCTCGCGTAGCGCCTCAGGCGCGTGCTCCGGGCAGCGCGCGTGTAGGGCCTGCCAGTCGATCACGGGCAGCAGCACCACCCAGCCCGGGGGCAGCGCGAGCCAGACTGCCGAGGGCGCGCCGCCGAAGTCAGCCGTGTGCACGTGCGCCGGCGCGGTGGCGCGGCAGAGCGCGCAGCGCAGGGTCAGCCTTTCGGTGCTCATCGACACGCCTCGTTGACCAGCGGCCACAGCCGGTCGCGATCGGGCCAGTCCATGGCCCATGCGATGAGCTCCCGCGCGAAGGGGCGGCACTGGGGCTGCAGTGCGGGGAGCAGGGCGTGCACCGCGGCGAGGGCACCGTCGCGCCCATCGTCATCGCCCGCCGCGTACAGCTGCCAGCACGCAGCGATCGCTTCGAGAGCCAGCTTATCCTGCCCCGTGAGCGCGGCCAGCTTCGGCATCGGGCCGAAGCGCGGCGCGGGCCAGCCATCAGCCTGAAGGCCACGCAGCCAGGTGAGTGGCTTCATCGCCGGGCCTTCTTCTTCGCGCGGTTCGCACGGTGCAGTTTGTTGCGTGCAACATACTCGGCCGCGTGCGTGGGGCAAACCGTGAGCACGCGGCCTCGCCTCACGGCGGCGGGGCGCGCGCAGACCACGCAGCGCTTCCGCTTCTTTAGCGCGGGGCTCGATGCGCTGCCAGTCGCGCGTGATGTCGCGATCGTGATCGCCCGGGTGCGCAGCGTACTGCCCGACTGCGCCGGTGCCCGTCTCATCGCAACCCCAGAAGGATCCATCGGGGGCCACGTAGCATCCCAGGTCATCCGTCTGCCGCCGCCATGTGTGATAGTAGCCACCGCTCGTGGGTACGTCTTCGGTGGCGTGGCGCTGCACGATCGCCAGCCGCGGGGCAGCGTGCCCGTAGTGCAGCTCCGCCTTCGGCGGGTATGAGTTGTCGTAGTGCCCCGCTTCATCGGTGATGCTGGTGGCGCGGCGCTTGAACACCTCGGGCTGCCGCACCGCCAGGATGCGGGCCATCGCGCGGCACAGGCGCAGCAGGCGCTCGCATTCGGCAGCGTTATCGTTCTCGGCCTGCGCGGCCAGGGCCTCGAGCTGTTCGATCGTGATGGTGGTGGTGGTCACTTTGTTTGATCCCTTTCGTGGTCTTCGTTCAGCCGGCGCACGCCGGGCACAGGTCAATCACGCGCAGCGCACGCACGCCGCGCATCTGCCAGTCGCGGCGCCCCGCGATGTCATCGGTGGACCGCGCGCCGCAGTGATCGCACGTGCGCACCTCCTCCATGCCCGCGGGCAGCAGCGCGCCCAGCGCAGGCGCGGGCTTGCTCACGGGCGTGACGCGGTCGAGCTCAGCGAAGATGACGGCCAGCAGCGCGTCACCTTCGCGCGTATCCCACCAGCTGTCGGCCTCACTGGCGAAGGCCTCCTTCGGCATGCGGGCCACGATCGGCTGCACGCGCGCGAACGCGTCGGGGCTGTGGAACTTCAGCGCCGCCAGCAGGCGGGGCACCACGCTGGACGGATGCGGGTTACCGGTGCGCAGGATCAGGGCGTAGTCAGAACAGGTCACGGCTGGTGCTTCTTCCTGCGCGCGGCCCGGGGTTTGGCGGTTCGGGCAGCGCGCGGCTGTGGGTTGTCATGGTGGACGGACCGCGCGGGCGCGGCTAGAGGGGATCTTCGCGAAGGTCATCCAGGTGATCGATCCCGTACGCGCCGGGGGCCTGGCATTCGCCGTCACCGGGGCAGCCGGCTTCACGGCACGCCCAGCAGAACGCGCCGGGCAGGCCGATGGCGATTTCGAAACAGTCGCGGCAGCCGCACGGGCGGTAGCCTGAGACGGGCGCAGGGCGGGCTTTGCCGCGGGCAGGGCGGGACATGGGGTGCTTCTCCGAAAGCGCGCCTGGTTGGCGGTTGGCGCGGTTGGCGGGGCCGTTCGCTGGCCACCCTGCGGCGCCCGACCCGTTGCTGGGTGAGGCGCCGCCAGGGCAGGTCAGCGCGCCGCGCGCCAGGCGGCGCGGAGGGCTTCGGCCTGCGCCGCCGTGCAGCGGTCCGCCACCAGGCGCTTCGCGTGAACCGCGCCGCCCGCGCCGCACAGCACCCGCAGGGCGTGCAGGGCGCGCACCAGGGAGCCCCCGGCGGTGTAGTCCATGAGCGCATACTCCACGGCTTCGCGGGCAGCGTTCACGTCCACGCGTCCGGTGAGCACGGGGCGGCCATCGCGGCGCACCACCTCAGCCACGCGGTAGTCCGCCACGCCGGCAGCGGCCTGCAGCTCGGTGAGGGCCGCCTGGTACGCGGGGCCCCGCAGCGCGTCCAGGCGCGTCCGTGCCGCCTGGCACGTGGGGCAGGCGTATTCGATGCCCGCGTGCCCGAGCCCACCGATGCCGCCGTGCGCGGCGGTGCGGCGCCAGGCTTTGCCGCTGCCGGTGCAGCCTACGATGGCTGCCCAGACATCCGGGAACGTGTTGCAAGCGCGGGGCTTCGTGGCGGTCTTCCAAGTCATGGTGCTTCTCCTGCGCGCTGCGGAGTTTGGCGGTTCGCTGCGCGCCCTAGATCATAGCTCCGAACGGCAGGCGCGCGCCCGTCAGGTGAGCGGTTTTGCTCGCCTTTCTGGCACGCGCCGAAAGATGACGGGGGGCCCCCTTACCGCACCAGCTGGTCCAGCGCTTCGGCCAGCGCGTTCGCTGCGGCCTGGTGCTGCCCGGTCTCGGCAGCGTAGCGGCACGCGCGGGCCATCACCACGAAGGGCGTCAGCGGCCCATCCGTGCCGTGCCAGATCGCGCTGCGTGCCACGGCTATGGCATCGTCGGACGCGTCGTCACCGGCTGCCGCCAGGCTCACCGCCACGCGGTACTGCTCACCGCCCAGCGTCAGCACGAAGCCCGCGCCGCGCGTCAGGGTGAGCACCCGGGCCTCCTCGAGGCTCATCGCGTGGAAGTCACCGGCATCGCTGACGGCATCGATCGCAGCGTAGCGTTCGTCGTCCGTGTTGCCGGGATCCAGTAGCGTCAGCATCAGCTCCGCCATCTGCGCGGGCTTCGTGGCGGTGCGATCCGCCTGCACGGATGCGCGCAGCTTCGCGAACGCGGCATCGTCCATGGCTGCGCAGCGCGCGGCATCGAGGGCGCACAGCACCACGCCGAAGCCGGTCGCGTTGCTACGCTCATCGCTGTAGTAGTTCGGGCCTGCGCTCGTGCCGCAGATCTCACACGGGAATTCGGGGCGGGTAGTCATCGGTGGTGCTTCCTAGGTTTGGCGGTTTGATGGTGGCCTGAGCGGCAACCCGACCGCCCCCGGGCATCAGCGCAGGGGCAGGCAGGCGGCGGCGCTCAGTCAGGGCACACGCAGCCGGCGTTCGCGGCGGCTTCGATGGCCACCTCCTCAGCGATCGCTTCGGAACCGTCACACATGCTCTCGTCATCGTGGGCGTAGCTCACCACGATCACGCCATCGCTAGGCACCACCAGGTGCAGCTCGTAGCCCAGCTCCTCGGCGGTGATGATGCGTGACAGCTCATCGGCCACGCGCTGCGTGGTGGCTTCGAGCTCGGCCTGCGTGGCTGCCGTGCAGGCTGCCGTGTGGCGCACGCGGATGGTGACGATCCCGAGGCCCGTGTTGACGTCGGCGGTGATCTTGGCGGCGGTCTTCATGGCGGTGCTTCTTTCCGTGGGCCCCGCCAGGTTTGGCGGTTAGGCGGGGCTCACGAAGGACATCCTAGCTCCGGGATCGGGCTGCGCCGTGCAGTGAGACCGAATCTCGGTCGCTTTCGATCCCGGTTTGAGGCGTGCCGAAAGATGGCTCCTGATCCGAGATCTGGTAGCGGGTGGCTAAAGCGGGAAGCAACGGCGCAAGGCTGGGAATGTTGAGGGCATCGGCGCAGACCACTCACACGCGCACGCGCGCGCGAATTCCCTTGCAACGCTGAGCGTGCGATAACGCTGTTGTGGGGCAAGCGAAGAGCAGCAAGGGCGGCGCTGCACGTGCAGCGCGTGGCAAGGGCAAGGCTGAGGGCGCGGGCAAGGGCAGCGCGCCGCCGCCATCGCTAGGGCTGGTGGAGGGCCTGGTGCCCAGCAGCGATCCCACCGCCCCTGACTTCGCCTGGTGGCCCATCGATCGCGTGAGGCCCTGGGTGCAGAACCCTCGCAAGAACGCGCGCGCGGTGCCGAAGGTAGCCGACAGCATTCGCACCTTCGGCTGGGGCAGGCCGCTCGTGGTCAACATGTGGCCCGGGTGTGAGGGTGAGCTGATCATCGGGCACACGGCGTGGCTGGCCGCGCAGGAGCTGAGCCTCGAGCGGGTGCCGGTGCGCATCCGCAAGATGGACCCTGCAGCCGCGCACGCGCTGGCGATCGCGGATAACAAGCTGGGTGAGATCAGCGACTGGGATCCCGATGAGCTCGGGCGCATCGTGGGCTCGGGTGAGATCAGCGCAGCGCACCTCGAGGTGGCGGGCTTCAGCGCGGCGGAGCTGCGCGCGCTGGACGGTCATCCGCAGATGGACGATGACGACGTGCCCGCACCGCCCGCGGTGCCCATCACGCAGCCTGGTGATCTGTGGCTGCTGGGTGAGCACCGCCTGCTCTGCGGTGACAGCACGCGCGCTGACCACGTGCAGCTGGTGCTCGCTGGCGGGCAGCCCGAGCTCATGGTGACGGATCCGCCCTATGGCGTCAGCCTGGACAGCACGTGGCGCGACGAATTCTCACCGGTGAAACAGAAGCACACGGGCAAGATCAGCAACGATACCCGGAACGATTGGACGGAGGCGTGGGCCCTCTTCAAAGGAAGCGTCGCGTACGTGTGGCACGCGGGCGTCTACGGTGCCGAGGTGGCCGCGCATCTGGCGCGCACGAAGCTGTTCGTGAGGCAGCAGATCATCTGGGCGAAGGCGGCGCTGGTCATGAGCCGCGGGAACTACCACTGGCAGCACGAGCCGTGTTGGTATGTGGTGCGCAAGGGCAGCACCGCGAATTGGATCGGTGGGCGTAAGCAGACCACGCTCTGGCAGATCCAATCGAAGGTGGGCTTCACGCAGAAGGGCAACGAGGACATGGACACCACGCACGGCTCGCAGAAGCCGCTGGAATGCATGGCCCGCCCGATCCGCAACCACCGCGGTGACGTGTACGATCCCTTCATGGGCAGCGGCACCACGCTGATCGCAGCGCAGAAGCTCGGGCGGCGGTGCTACGGGCTCGAGCTCGAGCCGGCGTATTGCGACGTGATCGTGGCGCGGTGGAAGGCGCTAACGGGCGGTGAGCCCCGGCGCATCGTGGCGGGTGAGGCTGCGGCGTGAGTCTGAGCCAGTTTTTCTCCTACTACGGAGCGAAGCACCGGCTGTCGCGGCGCTACCCACGGCCACGCTTCGGCACCATCATCGAGCCCTTCGCGGGCAGCGCTGGGTATGCAACGCGCTATCACACGCACCGGGTGATCCTCATCGAGAAGAACCCCACCATCGCAGGGATCTGGCGCTACTTGCTGAGCGCCAGCACGGCGGAGATCATGCGGCTGCCAGACCTCGAGCCTGGGCAGAAGGTCACGGACCTGCCCATCGCTCAGGTGGAGCGGGACCTGATCGGCATGTGGCTGCAGATGGGCACGGGTCAGCCACGGCTGCAGCGCTCGAGCTGGGCTGAGCAGCACGAA